TGTATTAAATACATAGAGCCGGTTGTGGCTGTGGCGTTTAAAATCTCCATTTTCAGCAATCACACGCCCACTATTTGGATATTTGAGACTTACAACCATTAAATACTTGTTTAACAGTTCATCCGGGCACTTTAGGCACTCTATAGCGTTTTCTATAGCGCTTTTCTTGCTATTGTAATAAATGCCCTCAATGCGTACTCCTTTTTCCTTTTCCAGCTTGTCAAATTCTTTCAGCAGTTCCGCTTTTGTCATAAAATCAACCATCCTTTCGTTATTTCAAGATAAATCCATAACCGCTATTTTTTGCGGCTCTCTGAAATTCTTCTTTTCCGTACTTTTGATACATCTTTTCAAGGTTCGCGGAAATGTCAAACCCTGCAAGTTTTAACTCAAACAATATTTGTATTTTGTCGTCCATGTTTCCCCTTTCTGGTCTGCCATCATCAGAGCCGGGAGACCGTCCCGCGGCTGACGCTCCAGATCGGAGCGTTTCGGCTAAAAATCAATGCTTGTATAGATTTTCAATATTTCACGCCATTTATTTTCCTTATCACACCCGAAATTAAGATCTTTGATGTGGAATATCGCATGATCTCCATATTTTTCGCGCAGGTCTTGGAATTGGTTATAAACCACTTCAAGCTCTTCCAGATCGTCAACATGGACGATGTAGCGTTTATGCTCCGGATTCCGGATTATATAATTGTCCTCTGCCTGCGGAACTGATGAAAACAGTGCCTCAACTTCAACTTTGCTTTTTCGATTGTCCTGCGTTTTTCTGTCGATCATGTAAACAACCGCCCATTTCATAAACTTCGTATAATTTTTCATATCTGTAAGCCTCCTTATAAAATTTCTGAAATCTGTAAAACCTGTGTTTCGCTTAAATGGTCAATAACCACATTTCCGTTTACATCGCTCAATTCATATTCATCCGGAAGAGTGGTAAAACCGTCAAACTGGTTCGAAATATAATAACCTTTGCTTTCTAATAATGTTTCTGCCGCTTTCATATCTTTCATGTTGTTTTCCTCGCTTTCTGTGCTTCATTTGATACTTGTATTATACAGAAATTAGGCACTAATGTATATAGGCAAAACATACAAAATTAAGCACTAATATCATATTAGAAATTATGCATTATTATTAAGCACTAATTAAGTATTGACAATTAAGCACTAACTATATATAATGTAAGAAAAAATACGGAGGTGTAGGAATATGGACGAAAACACAAAAGCGGAAAAGAACAGACAAGCGGTTAAAAAATGCATGAGCAATAAAGATAGAATAAACATTATATTGCCACTTGGAACAATAGAAAGAATCAACTCATACGGATTAAAGACAAGCGCATTTGCTAGAGAATTGATTCTTGCGGAACTCGATAAAATGGATAGAATGAAAAAATAATAAATTAAGCACTAATTAAGTATTGACAATTAAGCACTAACTATATATAATGTAATCAGATCAAAGAAATAGAGCAAAGGCGAAAGCCAAGAAAGGGGGACGGCATATGTTAAAATTAGAAAATCTGAAGAGTAAGAATGAGAACGGAATATGATTAGATGGAAGGCAACGAGTGTGAATGGACTCGTAAAATACGAACAGGAATCAGAAAGCTTCAAAGATCTTTTTGATGAACTGGACGAAAGAGGAATAATTAGTGATCCGGATTTTCCGCTTTATGACACGGCACTTTTAGAAAAGTATGGGAAATCATTTAGCGATAATGAGTTTAAAGACGAGACTGGCGAGCTTGATTACGAAAAAGTAGATGATTTTCTGGATGGAAAGAAATTGTCTGACAAGGAACTGTATGAGTTAATACTTTCCAAGAACGGAGAAGCATATTATCAAAAATTTATGCGCGAAAAAGAAAATCAGATTATTGAAATATATTAACCAGACAAGAAAGAGAGGAAAACATAAAATGAAGAACTACAAAGAGTACGAGAAAAGGTTTATAGGGGCAAGCGATATTGCGGCATTAATACTTGTTGGATGCGACGAAAACGGATTGAAAACAAGCACTCTTGATTTTGGCGAAGACGGAAGTTATATGGCATACATCGTTGACGAAGACGCGGAGATAGGCGCGCATTATAAAAAAGTCGCTGATTTTAAGCACTGGCTCAAGATTTATGATGATGACGAATTGACATACCGGGTTAATGCACAGGAGATAAATATATATCGCGCTGGAGATTTTGGTTGTATAATACAGACGATCGGCAAGCATTAAAAAAGAAAGCGAGGAAAGAAAAATGAAAGGAATATTTTGCAATAGAATATATTTAGATAACGAAAGTTATGACGAAAATGGAAATATAGAATATTACAAGATAGAGGAAGAAAGTGGGTATCTTGAATTTTCTGAAGAATGGGTTAAAAATGGCACAGAAGAAGAAATTAAATCTTTCGTAGAGAATATGTTAGACAACTCTTTGCAAACAAGCAGCAAAGAAGAAGCCGGTTATTCTTGGAAAGCAGACGGAAATTATAGCCTAGATTCAAATAAATTAGAACAAAATTATATAGTTCTGTTTAAAAATAACATTCCAATAGAAGCGTTTTGGATAGGAAATGCTATTGACAAGTAAGAAAATGCATTGTAATATAATAAAGCACCTTGTAAAAGGTGGGAATAGAAACAGGATTATTATTTATCCAGTGCTTAATGGCACAGAAAGAGAGTGGGAAAGATTAAGTATCTGACCCACTCTTTTTCTGTCACTGAGAATATAATTATTTCAATCCTTGTATCCGTGGAATTGCTCCAGATACCACGCGCAGAGCATCCACCACGCGAGACATATCTATATTTTATCGTCAAACCGAGCAAAATACAAGTAAATATTTTCAAACAAGGGGCAACTTTTTCCGGCCACCTTTTCTTTTTTTGCCATGTCCAAAATCAACAACATGTCCGGGCATATCTTACAAAATCTCCGAAAAATCGTAAATAAACTATAAAACTTTTCTTAAATTTTTATAAACAATGATAGTGTTAGTCAAATAAAACCAAGTACAAAAATGATAGGATAGTATCAGTTTTTGCAAAAAATCGTCTGACAATCGACTGACATAAGGCGACACAATCGTCTGACGTCGCTTTTTCAGAACTATGTTTCTCTTTCTCTCTCTTTTTCTTAATCTTTTAGATTAATAATAATACACTGTATCTAAAGCCTATAGATGTAGAGTAAGTGTATATCCGCATACGCGCGCGGTGTAATATATAATACCACCGTAAAAAATAAAGGCTTGACTTTAAACCCGGAAATAGTGTATACCAAAAGCAGAGAGATTAACAGATTGGAGGTGTGAATATATGCAGGATGTAGAGAGTGTAGATCTTACAAGCCTTATAGTGGATCTAGGTACAGTACAGATATACACATCAACTGTACAGGATTTAATAGACAACGCTTGTATAGAATTTCACATCGAAGATTTACTAAAAGCTGGACAGAGACAATGGAAAGCTGTTATGCAGTATGTTGGTATGCATCTATTCCCTGATACATCGGTACTAAAAGACAAGAGCTTGAAACCTCTTGGTAATGCAACTATACCGACTAATTGTAACAGATATGACAGAGAGGTATTATATAAGCTTTGTGATTATTATATATATCTCTCCAATGTGTACAGCAAGTTGGTGAGTACAGTAGCATTCAGTTATTTTTGTAATATACCTACAACAACATTTGACCTGTGGAAAGATGAGGAATCAAGTTCGTTGGCTTTTAAGATTTGGCAAAAATTGCAGCGATCACGCAAGGATTGCATCCTTGATCGTGCGTACGACTCTAATCATCCAATCGGTACTATGTTCGTGGGTAACAACGAGTTCGGCATGAATCAGCCAGGCATTGGAGATAATGCCACCCAAAGAAGGGCAATTACAGCGCAGGAGCTGCCAAGATTGGACGAGAAAAAGAGCCAAGAATTGCACGCAATTGATACACAATTCACGGATGCAGCGGCGAATAATATGGTTTGAATTGTGTGTAATTATTCTACAATTCACAAATGCAGTAATATCAAGGGTTGTAGCGTTTTAACTATTCGTGAACTATTCGGAAAAGTTAGGTTTTGCGAATAGTTGCAAGGGTATGACATGAATTGTATTAAAACAATTTGATTTTCACACAATGACAACAAAACGAAACGGAAAATATTTCAGATTTCCATGTTTGCAGGAAAAGGATGGGGAGGGGGTCTGACAGAAAGGACACCGGGCGGCTACTAAGTCCCTCAAATACCTCAAAAAATAAAAAGCCACTTACAAAACAACACCCATTGACTTTCACCGTAAATAGGCTATAATAAATTTATAACAATTCACTTTCACGTTGCGAATCGCAACTACATTTCCAAAAATTTTTTTAAAAACAAAAAAGAGTGTTTCGGACAGGAGAATGATATATGACCGGTAATGAGTATCAGGCTTTAGCCATGCGGACAAATGATCGCAAGGCGACAGAAAGAATTTCGGATAAACTTGATTTGCTTAAATTTTGCAAAAATAACAATATCGCATCTGCGTTGCAAGATTATGACCTTGGCGGTATCTTTAATGCTTGCCTTGGGTTATCCGGTGAGGTTGGAGAGTTCAACGACATGATTAAAAAGTGGATTTTCCACGAGAAACAGCTTGATATTGACCACGCAAAGAAAGAAGCTGGAGATATCTGTTGGTATCTTGCAATGCTTTGCGAATCCTTCGGCTGGAGCCTTGATGAGATCATGCAGATGAATGTAGACAAGCTTAAGGCACGTTATCCGGAAGGGTTTGACATTGAAAGAGCAAACCACAGAGCGGAAGGTGATGTTTAATGGCAAGATGCAGCAATGAGTTGATGAAAACCGAGTATTCCGAAACCTTTGATGAAAAACGCAAAGGATTGATTGAACAGTCGTATTACAAATACGGACCGGCAAGAATGAACTTTTCTACCGGAAATGTTAATGCGGTTGAAAGTTTGAAAATGTGTCTTGCCAAGTTTGAAGAGACCGGAAACCTTGAATACCTGTGTGACGTTGCGAATTATGCTATGTTCCGGTTCATGTTTCCACAACAGGGCGAATACTTCAAACATACGGACTCTGATGAATCTGCAGGACTTTTCGGTATGAGCGTAAATGAAATGGAACGATTCAAACAGGAACACAGCTTTGAGGATGGGAGATATTGATATGGCTTTGAAAGTTATTGCAACAGCGACAGATGCCCTCGTAATACTGGGACTTATGAGAGGACAGGTAAAACAAAAAGACAATTCAAACGCAATGGGGTATTTGCTTTCATATGCGATTTTTGCAATGAATATTATGGTCATTTGGAAATGATGGGCTATCGCCAAGCGGTAAGGCACAGGATTTTGATTCCTGCATTCCGGGTTCGAATCCCGGTAGCCTAATTGGTTGCATGCTGACGTTTCATGTAGCCACGTATGTTTTCCATACGTACTTGAACCTTTGGTTGAGTGATTCAAGCATTTGGGTTCCTCCTTTCGCCACTAGGACGATTCTGTTAAGGACGGTGCGAGACCGTCCGGTGGTATTCTATCATGCGTCTATCCCACGGTGCATGAGCCATGAAATTAGGTGGTGGCGGAATAGGTAGACGCGCAGATGGAAGAGACAGGACAAAGATTAAAAACTCATGGTTGAAGTCCTATGGGTTCGATTCCCTCCAATGTGAACAGTGCACGGTTTATGTGAGGTTCAAATCCTCACCCACCTACTCGGTCAAATTATGCTGTCTGCTTGCAGGCGGTCTATGTTTTGGCTGAAATACGATGCTTGTCTATTGCTCTGCAATAATTTAATTCGGAGTAGAACCATGGAAATAGGCTTGCATGGTAACATTGAGTTGCCGGTGAAATGCTGTAAACCGGATAGTGCAAGGCATAGCACGATAAACATTATTGCTAACCGTCTGATGGCGGTTATGGGGATTTAATTCAGTGGTAGAAGACACGGCTTATATCCGGGTTGTCGCGGGTTCGATTCCTGTAATCCCCACAGGTGATGTTGCCAGTACACCCCTAGTGTGTTTATTACAGAAATGCAGGTGCTAATCAATATACCGGTTAAACTTAGCACAGGTAACTGGATTGAGCGGTTGTCATTCAAAAGATGGCGGTAACCGCTGACTAAAAGAACCTTGCACTTAGTGTAGTGTGGAGCAAGGAAAAACGGAAACTACACGACATGGCTTGTTAGCTGAGATGGGTTAGCGACAGACTGAAAATCTGTATAGGGCGGCTCGATACCGCTACAAGCCATTGAGCGGTGTTAGTAGCACCGTGCCATTCTGAAACGCAAGGAATGGTTCGGGTAGGGAACTTCCATGCCCGGCGCGTGCAGATATAATCCTAACTGGTAAGGAAACTGTTTGCTAAACAGTCAGTAGCCGAAAACGGTGTTTCGGTTCGAGTCCGAATATCTGCGTTTATCCTTATCTCCACTTAGTCGGGTGCTACTGCAATAGTTCCGGTCGATGGGAGACTTATGGATGGTAGCGGTATCATTGGAAACAGAAAACCCTTCCGTGATTAGAAATTGCAGATTTGAAAGCGGTTGGCATGGTTTTGACTGACAGGGTTCGATTCCCTGTGCCGCTATTCGATGATAAAAACATTGCGGAATGTTTATATCAAACGAAAGACACGGAATCTCACGAGGATTCCGATTTTTGCTATGATTGGGGTGTGAATTATGACAAGTTGCTTGTGCTGTGGAATGCTAATACTTGACTCCGAAGTTAATAGGTGCCCTTATTGCAAATACCTATTTACACAGATTCCGGCAAGGAACGTTCCAGAAAGTCAGCCGGATAAGGTGGAAACGGCAATATTTGAAAACGTGGTATTTAATAAAGGGGAGTGGCGGAAGAATGTGTGATTTTTGTCGGAATAAAAAGAAAATCATTGATGGTAAAGGAAATTTAGTCCTTTTTGGAGCTGAAAATAACATGATTTTCGACAATAGCGATGGAAAAGAGGTTGCAGGAGCCGTAAAAATTAATTTTTGCCCTATCTGCGGAAGAAAGTTGGTGTAATATGTGTGATTTTTGTGGCAATGAATCGAAACAAATAATTGATGACAGAGAGAAGGATTCTATTTTGTATATTTCCGATTCAGAAAAAGACATAAGAATTTTTCTTGAATATCTCAAAAAGAAGATGGACAACAACGGAAAAGAATGTTTCTTAGATGGAGAACATGATATTTTAAAAACAGAAAATTACAATGTTGTCTGTAAAAGTATTCATGGTACTCTACTTGGAGTCGGATATGGGTATTGTCTACATTACTGTTTTTCGAGAAATTTTGATAAGAGTAAGTGCAACGATATGGAAAAATGCTCGATGGAAGAAATTATTACGCACACAAGAGAGGGAGCAAGAGAAATATCAGGACTTGATATTTTATGTATGCTAGGGTTGGTTTGAAAGGCGGTGGAATGATGAAGCAGAAAAAAGAAATTTTATGCACATGTATTAACCATGAAAATTGTCCATTAGACCCGGTTAGTTGCGGATGTTCAATAGAAACTACGACTTTTGAAGATGCTTGTATGGGTAAAAGAACATTCATTCCGGGAATCGAATGTGATAAGTGAGGGATTTATATGAAACATCAAAAAGAATGGCGCACTTGCGATAGGTGCGGTACTGAAATTGAAAAAGGAATACTTTGTGGAAATTCGGTTACAAGAAACGGCGTTTTTAATACCACATACGACTTGTGCTATAAATGTATGGAAGATTTTGAGGAGTTTATGAGAAATGACAGTTAATATGGGAACACAAACCTATGAAATGAGCCGCAAGCAGGCAAAAGCCATCCTTGAAACTGCTAAGAAACTTGCGGATTGCAATATATATGGCATCGAAAAAGGCAATATAGTGATTATGCTGAATGAAAAGTATGATGACGATATGAGCCTTAAAAAAGCCGTAGAGGAGTATAAGAAGAAAGGGTTCAAGGTGCATTGGAAATGAAAACACTAGTTGATTTTATCAAAAATTTGAAATCTTTTTATCAGTTTTATAAAGATTATAAATATAACGGTGCTGAATGTGAGTTTATTATCCAGAATTATCAAGAAGTTTTATGTAGCCGAACAAAAACTATGAGCAAGCCGACATATTATGCAAATTCCGTTATTGGAGAGATGGATAGGTGGTATGAAGATTCTTGGAAATCTATGTATAAATGCGAACCATTTGAGCCAGAAGAAGAAAAAATTATGATAAAATCCGATGGCAAAACCGCACAAGTGTTTATTGACGGCAAAAAAGTAAGCTGCACGGACATGGAGTTGCATTTTATCGCTCATGCAAAGCAAAGTCCAATGATTAAAGTTGATGCACGATGGCATAAAACGGATGAAAACGGAAATGCAATTCTGAATGAGGATAAGACTGCGATATTAACAGAGGGTATAAAAATAAATTGTTGAGGGGGCGAGATTATGAAAATATCAGAGATGAATATTTCGGTTAGATTATACGCAATTTTACACAAACACGGAATTGAAGCCATTGAAGATATGAGTAATTACACACCCGATGACATCATTCGTTGGAAAGATATTGGAAGGAGAACATTAGAAGAATTATTAAGTACAATGAAAAGCAATGGCATCAAGTTTAAAGGAGAATAAATCATATGAAGAAGAAAATTTTAGTAGTAATGTTGGCAGTTGGAATGGTAGCAACATCATTAACTGGATGTGCTTTCGAAACTGAATCAAAAAAGGTTACATATAATATGAAACAGGAAGCTGAGAACTTTAATGTTCTTAGAAGATTTGCAGTAATCAACACTCGTACTGATAAGGTTGAGTTTGAAATGATTGGTGCATTTAGTAGAGAGGATGCAACAGATGATCAGGTGACACTTGTTGTAGAGATGGAAGATGGTACATATAAGAGACATATTATTGGACTAAATGAAGATACGATGTATGTCATTGAGGATTTAGGTGGTGCTGAAGTGAATAAGTACAAGTATGAGGTTAATTATATTCCAGAGTCGATTGTACCATTTGAGATTACAGATAAAAAGTAAGCAAAAGAAACCGAAGTTTCCTTCGGGTGATAAGAAAATGAGAGAATACATAAATGTACTTGAAAACAGAATTGATGAATTAGAGAGATAATCAGACCAAGAAAATAGTCTTTAAATAATTTCCGAAACACTAAGAGGTGCGTACAATATTGGTGTGCTAAGAATAGCTTTTACTACTGACTACGCATATTACCGGCTACAGATTGATTGTAGTCGCTAACCTAAAACAGTTATAGGCAGAGGTCAAGGCACTTCTGCTTTTGCGGAGGTGCTTTTTGTTTGGCAAGCATTGAATTAATAAATCAACTAAAAAGTAACGACAGTTACTTAAAACGTAAAGGGATACATCAAATTGTTGTTGATGGTGAAGCTGAAAGAGTATCAAATGCATATGTTTCATCTGTAAGACGTGGAATTTCTGATAAAGATATTCCGTTTTCCCTTAAATTATCCAGCAGAGTTAAAAAAATTATAGATAGTCTTATCTTTGAAATAACAGGATTTCATATACCGGCAATGGAATACTACTGTTTTGAAAACGATATAGAATTTCAACTTTTAAATGACTACTATGAGATTTTATTGCTTGAATCTCCGTATCTTGTTGATAGTTTTTTTAGATACATAGAATTAGACACAAAAGATCCATATAAAAGATTTTATTTTCCGCGACAAATAGTTTTAAAACCGGTTGTATCAGCGTATCAAGAAATTTATGACGGGAAATTGGATTTTTTGTCTGTATCGCAACCGAAAAGAACCGGAAAAACAACAGGCGGTTTGAAATTGGCGGAGATGATGGGCGGACGCGACCCGGACGGAAGCATATTCGGTGTCGGAAAAGGAGAAGGACTTGTAAAAAGATTTTACGGCGGTTTATTACAGGATTTTGAAACAGAACAAACATATAAGCGATTCTTAAATGTTTTCCCGGAAGCAACAAAGATAGGCGAAAAGGACTATAAAAGTGCTGAAAATCTATCAATCGACCTTAAGAGCAAAAATATCTTCCCGACATTTACATGCCGTCCGATTGATGGTGCAATCGTAGGATGTACCGAAGCAAATGTGCTTGTTTATATTGATGACTGCGTTAAAAACCATGAGGAAGCACGAAATAGAGATAGATTAGAGTTTCTTTGCGAGAAAGTAACAGATGATGTTCTCGGTAGACGATTAGAGGGAACGCCTATTATCATACAGGGAACGAAATACAGCTTGTATGACCCGATTACGGCTTTGCAAAATAAAGCTGATGAATTGGAGTGGCGGTGGAAAGAAGTTGCGATTCCGGCACTTGACCCAATCACAGATGAAAGCAATTGGGAGATTTATCGAAAAGATAAAAAGGGATTGCGGAAGATATTCACAACCGTTTACTACCAAAAGGAAAGAAAACTTGTTTCGGAAGAAACGTGGGCGGCAGAGTTCCAACAAGAACCATTTGAAGCAAAAGGGAGAATGTTTGCGGAGAATGAGCTTAATTATTTTGAGGAACTTCCTGTTGATCGAGAACCAGATGCAATTATGGCGGCTTGTGATAGTGCAGATAAGGGAGAAGATAGCTGCTCAATGCCAATTGGCTATGTGTACGGCAACGAGGTTTATATCGTAGATGTAGTGTTCGACAATGCCGGAACACAGTTTACCAAGCCGGAATGCGCAAATATGCTTATTAAGCACAACGTAAAGACGGTTACATTCGAGAGTAACAGTGCCGGAGAATATTTTGGTCGAGATGTAATGGAAATTGTAAAAAAGCAAGGCGGAAGATGTAGCGCGCGATTCAAGTTTAATTGTTCAAACAAAATAACTCGAATGGAAAATGCGAGAGATAATATCATTCGTGATTATTATTTTCGCGATTTCAAGAAAATGGACAGGCAGAGCCAATATTACAAGTTTATGAAAGAACTTACAACCATGACAAGAAGTGGAAAAGTAAAGCATGATGATGCACCGGATTCAGTTGCTTTGTTTGAGAACGAGATGCGAAGCGGAACACAAGCAAAGGTAGAAGCGGCAGTAAACCCATTTAGGAGGTATTAGGATATGACAACAGACAAATATCTTTCACAGATAAGCAGAATTGATCATGCGATTGCAAATAAGCTGGAAGAAATCAAGAAGCTATCCGACATGGCAACTTCCATATCCATATCCCCGAAAGAGGTGGATGTGCAATCATCCGGCAATCCCGACAAGATGGGGGGCGCGGTATCGAAAATTGTTGATTTACAGAATGAGATCCAGACGCTTGTAGATGAATTGGTTGATAAAAGACGGATTATCATATCGCAAATTGACAGTATGGATAATACAGATGTATATATCGTGCTTTCATCACATTACGTCAATGGGAAAGATTGGAACTTGATTTCCGTTGAGATGAAATATTCCTACAGGAACATTATGAAACTTAGGAAAAGAGCATTGCAGGAGTTTGAAAGACGTTATGGACAGCTTTACTCTGGAAAGAGTGCATAAAAGTGCACAATAGTTCACACTCTTTCACAACATTTCCTAAAATTTGCATGGTATACTAAAAGAGTAGAAAAGCAAATTCCTACAACCCCCAAAAGCATATAACCCGTAAAAGACACTGTCAGAAATGGCGGTGTTTTTTATTTACAAGAAAGAGGTTGCTATGAAAAAAGTAACTATATATTGCCCGGATTGTGGAAGAATTGCCGGACATTATGATGGGAGATCTACGATAGATCATCCGTGTAAATGTAAAAAATGCAATCATATTGTGATTTATCGCGTGGCAACAGGCAAAATTGAAACGAAGCCAATACCGAAACGCGCTTGCAGTAGTGGAGTTTTATTTATATGAATACACAGTATTTTCATGACCTTGTAAAAGGCAGATACGGAAGAAAAATTGCATATGCTAACGTAGAACAGATTACGGCAGACAATATCGTGAATGTTGTCGGAAACTGCATTGGTGCATTTTATTTCAACAAGACGATCATCCGTTATCTGTGGAACTATTACAAGGGCGATCAGCCTGTATTGTACCGAACAAAGGTACAGAATGCGGATATAACCAATAAGGTGCCTGAAAACCATGCCTATGAGATTGTTCAATTCAAGGTTGGTCAGACTTACGGTGAGCCAATTCAGCTTATCAGTAGGAAAGACGATGACCGTATAAACAATGCGGTTGATGAATTTAACGATTATCTGACCGATGCCAATAAGCAGGAAAAGGACATTAAGGCAGGGGAGTGGCAATCAGCAACCGGAACGTCATTTAAGGCGGTACAGATTACAAAAAATGGAGATATACCATTTAGAATTGTTGCACCAACACCAATGAACACTTTTGTTATCTATAGTCGTTCCACAGAAGAACCACTTTTAGCAATCCAAGAGCTTAAGGACGCCGATGGACAGATGTATAAACTATGCTACACGGATTCATACGAATGCAAGATTGTAAATGGAGAGGTTCGAGATTGGCAACTGCATGGTTTTGGTGGAATCCCGATTGTTGAGTTTCCGAACAACCATGAGCGCATTTCTGATATTGAGCTTGTGATCGGACTATTGGATGCAATCAATACGATGCAGTCAAACCGAATGGATGGCGTTGAGCAGTTTGTTCAGTTTTGGATAAAGTTTGTAAATTGCGACATTGACCCGGAAACCTTTGAAAAAATGAAGATTTCCCATGCGCTGACGGTAAAATCCAATAATGAGCAGAATAAATCAGATGTTGATATTATGACACAAGAGTTGAATCAGACAGAGTGCCAAGTCGCAAAGGATGATTTGTGGGATAATGCACAGTCCATTCTTGCTATACCGAATAAGAACAACAATAATTCCGGTGGAGATACACAGGGAGCGGTTGAGCTTAGAAACGGATGGGACTTCTCAAAGTCGAGAGCCAAACTAAAAGACCCAATTGTAAAGTCGGCTGAAAAAAGACTTGCGAAAGTTGTTCTGAACGTAATTCGCATACAGGATCACGATTTGGGACTGAGTTTGCGCGACTTTGATGTTCAGATTAACCATAGCCCACAAGACAATATGTACACCAAGTCACAGACACTATATCAGCTTTTACAAGCCGGTATTCATCCGCTTGTGGCAATTAAATCTGTCGGACTTTGGGGAGATGCAGAAAAGACATTCCTGTTGTCAAAGCCATACTTAGATAATCTATGGAAAACCATTGATGATGTAGAAGCACAGGAACAGAAAGCACAAGAATTGATAAATAAAATGAATACAGATGGCACACAGAGCCAGACAAACAAAGATAAAACGGTCACCGAGTAATTGGTGGCTGTTTTTATTTTATAAAAATTCGCAAAGTTGTGAGCGTAAAAATCAACAATGTCGTTCGGTGTCGTTGCACCGTATAAAAATTCGTATGACATATCGGAGGTAATGAATGAAGAGAGAAGATCTGATTGCTATGGGATTAAGCGAGGAAAACGCAGACAAGATCATGGCAGATTACGGAAGTTCCGTACAGAGAGCCAAAGCAAAGGTTGACGAGTACAAGACAAAGGCTGACAAAGCTGAAGAGTTGCAGAAGCAGCTCGATGATATCGAACAGGGAAAGCTCACGGAAGTCGAGCAGGCAAATAAGAACCTCGAAAAAGCCAATGCGAGAATCGCGGAACTTGAAAAAGCGCAGGCAATAGCCACGCAGAGAGCCAATGCTGCATCTAAATTTAATGTTACCGCAGAACAGGCAGCGCAGATTGTAAAAGACGATGGCAACTTTGATTATGACGTTCTTGGAAAGATTATCTCCGAAAAAGAGACCGCCGCAGCGCAAGCCAAGGAACAGGAGATTGCAAATGGCAGTACGAATCCGGGCGGCGGAACGGCTGGCGGAAATAAAGACAACGAAAAGACAGAAGCGGAAAAAGCCGCAGAGTCGATCGGAAAGACTTTAGCTGGAACAAATGAGGCGGCTAAGTCGGTAGTAGACAGTTATTTATCGTAAGGAGGTTTTAAAGATGAAGTTTACTGAAAAAAGTGTAACAACTCAGCTTGAAATTCTGAAAAGAAAATTAGGCGGAGAGCTGTTCGAGGAAATCAAACTTGATGATACCGCATTCACAGAAGGCGTGTGCAAGGCAGGAAATCCAATCGCCGTAGATGGAAAGGTTGATAAGGAAACAAAACCAATCGGAATTTTACTTACAGATGTTTATAAGGACGAGAATCCTAACGGAACAATCCTTAGAGCGTTTGGAGTTGTAAATTCTGCAAACATTCAGACAAACACAGGAGAAGCTGTTGCAGAGGCAGTTAAGACAGCCCTTCCGTTAATCGTATTTGAATAGGAGGTAATACAGAATGAACATTAGAGATGTGTATAGTGCAAAAGCAATCGCGCTTGTAAACACAGAGGTAGCAAGTAATAAAATTGCGTATCTTGGTTCGGGATTATTCCCAGCTAAGAAGAAAATGGGACTTGATCTGAAATGGATTAAGACTTCCAAAGGACTTCCGGTTTCTCTTGCACCGTCCAATTTTGACGCAGTATCAACATTGAGAAGCCGTGAGGGATTCAAACTGACAGAAACAGAGATGGCTTTCTTCCGTGAGTCTATGCTCATTAAGGAAGCTGACGAACAGGAAATCATGCGTGTACAGGATAGCGCGGACCCGTATGCAAGCGAGGTATTAAGCAGAATTTTTGATGATGCGAACACTCTGATTGATGGAGCAAACGTAGTGCCGGAGCGTATGATTATGCAGTTGCTTGCACCGGCTGATGGATCTCCAAAGATTTCCATTCAGGCAAACGGCGTAACCTACGCTTATAACTACGATCCGAGCAACACATACAAGACACACAACTTTGCAAACCTTGAGACCGCAACAGATAAGTGGGATGACCACGAAAATTCTGATCCGCTTGACGATGTTTCTGTTGCTCTTGATGCAGTCGAAGCAGAGACAGGAGAGAGACCTTCTATCATGATTGTTTCTCGTAAGACTATGGATCATCTTAAGCAGAATAAGAAGATTCGTTCCGCCATTCTTGCGCAGAATGCCACGGCAAACATCTTTATGAACGACAACCGTGTTAAAGAGGTATTCTCCAACGAACTAGGAATCAGCATTATTGTTTACTCTAAGCAGTACAAGAATGAAGCTGGTACGGCATCTAAGTTTTACCCAGACGGATTTGCAACGCTTATCCCAAGCGGAGCACTTGGAAATACTTGGTACGGTACAACACCGGAAGAACGTACACTTATCGGAAAGCCTACAGCAGATGTTTCTATCGTAAACACAGGTGTTGCTGTTGCAATTTCCGTATCGGAAGACCCTGTACAGACTAAGACAACGGTTTCTGAAATCGTACTTCCGTCTTATGAAAGAATGGATAGCACCTATGTCATTAAGTGCTATTAGGAGGTGATCCTTTGGTTTACGAGTGCAAAACAAAATATAAGGGCAAGTGGTATATGCCAGGAGAGGAAGTACCGGAGGAAAAATCTCCGGTACCTTCTGATTTTATGAATCCACCTAATATCACTTATACAAAGACCGAAATCAACAGAATGAGTACCGCAGACTTGCAAAAACTTGCCACAGAGCAGGGAATTGAAAACGCAAAAGCGACAAGCGGCGCGGAGCTGAAAGAAATTCTGATTGCAAAATTTAATCTGTAGGAGATCGCTTATGTCATACACACTTGTCGAACAAGTAAAAATTCGTTTACAACAATTTCATATAGAAGAAGTAGAGGACGAAACAACCGGGGAAAAGTCCGATAAAGTTGTGTTTGATGAAAAAGAATGTAATCCTTTGATTGAACAGCTTTTAGAGCAGGCAAGAAAAGAGATTATCAGCAGACGGAACTATCCGGACACATACACGCAAGACCAGATTGACAGTGATGTTAAGAACTATGAAAACATTATGGTTAATTTGGCAGTGTACGACCGGTCACAGGCAGGAGAAGCATACATGGCAAGTTTCTCCGAAAACGGCGTGAGCCGGACATGGAAAGACCGTGAAAGCCTTTTTGTTGGAGTGTTTCCGTTTGCAAAAGCAATGTAATTAAAGAAGATTGAGCGTGACCATTATGGTTGCAGGCGGCGCACATTAAGCGGTGGTGGGCAGTGCGTCAAAAGGAGATTCAAATGAAAAGTATTTTGATTCAAACTTATCTGGTGGCACTGCCAATAGTGCTTGGATATATAGTTTGGCTTCTTAAACAACAAAAGAAAAGCAGGGATGCGAACAGTAAAGGAACAATGCTCCTTTTGCGCGTCCAGCTTATTGAATACCATGCAAAGTACACCAGAATCGGAGAAATACCGTCATATGCCTATCAGAACTTCTGTGAGATGTATGATGCGTACCATGCGTTAGGTGGAAATGGCATGGTTACGAAAATGAAACATGAGATTGAAGAGATTCATATAGGAAAAGGAGATAAAAGCCATGAGGAATTGGAAAGATTGGACTAAAAAAGCCGGAATCCGAGCAATCAAGACTGTTGCGCAAGCGGCGATTGCCGGAATTGGAACGGCGGCATTTATGGGTGCGGTGGATTGGAAATATGTTCTTTCTGCATCAGTCCTTGCCGGAGTGTTATCACTTCTGACGAGTGTTGCCGGAATCCCGGAGGAAAACACCAATGCTTGACATTAACAAACAGGAAATGAAGTATTCGCACTCCGGTCAGAGGGTATTTATCCCACAAACTGACGAAAATGGAGATATTGTCTATGAAGGGTACAAGGATTCCGATGGGAACTTTGTACCTTATTTAGATTCCGAAGGCAACAAGATTCCAAAAGGCGAGGAAGTTGAAGGGTTTTCAGAACCTACGACATTCCAAGCCAATATCAGCAATAAGCTGTCAGAAGCCCTTGTGAAAGAATTTGGAATTGATGATAGCACATCATGCTGTCAGCTTGTCACGGATAAAGGATATTTACCGCTAAAAGCCGGTGATGTGGTGTGGAAACGTTCGGAAGTCAAACGCACTGACGATGGACTTGTGGATTCAGAAACCGCAGATTACATCGTAAAAGGTGTTGCTGATGAAGGACTGACCACGGATTTGTTTCTTCTTCGGAAGAATATTAAGTAGGTGATTGCGTGGCAAAGAAAACTATTTCAATGACACTATCCACTAAGTCCATACAAGCCGCCATAAAGGAATTAGAAAAGTACCGCGATAGTTTACAGGCTAAATGCGATTTACTTGTTTCTAGGCTCGCACAGATAGGTCAGACGGTGGCAATACAACACATATCGGAATCTCCATTAGGGAACACGATAACGGTAAGAGTAGATAAATCACCACAGTTAATGACCTCGAATGCGATTCTGATTGCAACCGGAAAAACGGTAACGTCAGAAGATAGAGAACCATTCTATACTTTGTTGGCGGTAGAGTTTGGAGCCGGTATTTTTTATAATTCCGCAGAGAACCCCAAAGCACCGGAACTTGGATTCGGTGTCGGCACTTATCCTGGGCAAATACACGCTTTTGAAGATGGTTGGTACTATTGGGATGATAAGACCGAAACATGGCGTTATACCCACGGTATCAAAGCCACAATGCCTATGTATAATGCAGAACAACAGATTATTCAACAGTATGTAAAGATTGCGAGGGAGGTATTCGGTGGAAAATGAGTTAAACAGTTGGGCACTTGATTTTGAAGATACCTTATGTTCCCTTTTGAAATCGTACATGGAAAGCAAGGTAAAAGGAATTAAAGTGACGCAAGATGAAGAATCGGGCGGTACCGCAACGTTTCCGACACTTTTAGTTAGGCAAATCGGTGGCACAGAAGCCGGACGAACCAATGAAGCAAAGACAATCAATGCAATTCGCCCAACATTTCAGATCACAATTACAAACAAAGGTTCAAGAAAAGCAACTAAGGACATCGCAGCATATGCGGTGTCTTTTTTTAAACAACAAATGTTTGAGGTATCAAATGTAATTCAAACAATTTCCAAGCAAGTGCGAACGGTTACATTCCGTGCAACTCGCGTAATTGGAAACGTTGAGCATTTAGATCAGCTATAAGCAGAAAGGAAGTAGAAAATATGGCATCAACAAGTTATAGAACTCGTGTCATTGTAAAAGAGCACACGGACAAACAGGCTGACTTTGCAGGAACATACAATCTTTTGGTTGCGGCTAAGTCAGTTCCAAGTCCTGCATCACCACCAAACACTGTTGAGTCAACCACAATGGAAGATGATCAGCAGACTTTTGAAAAAGGAATTAAGACTTCTGATTCAAGAGAAATCACAGGAAACCTTGAAAAAGAATATCTTTCAAAGGTGGATGGATATGGAGATAAAAAACTTGATATTATCCATCTGTACGGAACGGACGGTATTGGCGGTGTAGCAAAGTACGCATATGTAGGAACTGCAACAGCCACACCTAACGATGTAGGTGGAAACGATGAAATCCTTGAAATGACGGTAACAGTTATTCCAAGCACGGCATCAGAGCTTGTTACGGATAAGCTGAAAGTCGTTGATAACAACGATGGAACATTCACTGTAACAGTGGTGGGGTAAAAAGCCTATCGGACGAGCAATCGACCGCACTGGTAGGCGAGGATGAACGGTCGATCGCAGAACTTGAAGCAATAAGATAAGCAACAATGGGGCGGTGGCAACACTGCCCCTTGCCAATATAGGGCAGAAAGGCAAGGTAAAACATGAAAGTTAAATTAGGTGGAAAAGAATATACAATTCAGTTTGCAACAAGACCATCATTAAAAGCACATATCTTACAGGATATTATGAAGACGCAGGACATGGAAGATATTTCCTCTATGGAAGATATTCTTCTTGAAACGCTTCCCAAGACGCTTCTTGTAGGATTGCAGATGCATCACAATGAAGAATTTGGATATGATTACAAAACAAACGAAGGCTACGATGAGCAGCTTGAGAAGGTGTCCGACATTCTCTATGATGCGATTGACACAAACGAGATTAACTGCATGGATTTATTCGCTGATATGCAGGAGGAAATGATGACAAACGGTTTTTTAGCGCAGATGATGGAGTCGTTGGAGAGAGCGCAGGAGCAGGAGAAAGAGAAGAAAAAGACCCCATCCAAGGCAAAGACCAAGAATTAACATGGGAATATTACGTTGCGGAAATCCGTCCGTTTTATCTTATGGTAACGAAAGGCTACGGATTTTCCGTTGATGATATAGATATGATGAATCCAGAGTTGCTTAAGCCTTATGTGGATGCATATAAGGCAGAATGGAAGCAACGCGACATGGAAATGTATATGTGGTTCGGCAGATATGCAACGTCAGCACTTGTGACCGCAATAGATGCTACATTCGGTAAGGGTAATAGTAAGTACGTGAAAGAAACTTGCTATGATTCCATCGAAAAGCATAATACGGACGATCCCGATGCTGAGATACGAGAAATGCTTAAGGCGGAAGAAGCATGGGCGGCTGAATCAAGGAAATCACATTTACCAAAGCCAAAGATAGTTTAAGAAAAGAGGTATTGCTATGGCAGTAATTATCGGAAGTGCGCGGCACGATGAACACGGAAACTGCTATTCTGGCGGGAAAGCCGGAGACCAGACCGGACAGGAAGTGTCTACGCAGAAGTTTTACAACCATTCTAAGGGATGGAATGTGTTAAGAGCAAAGGATAATAAGGTTGCGGAGAAGTTAGCCGAAGCTATGCAGATTGCATCTGACAATAAAAATATCGGCTATGACCAATCGGAACGCTACGGAGTCATTAAACATGGCATTAACACAAAGGCCAAGACGGAATGCGATTGTTCTTCTCTTGTGCGTGCCTGTATTATCTATGCATCCGGCAAGGATGTGGGGGATTTTAATACATCTAATGAACGACCGGTAATTTTGAAATCCGGTTTGTTTGATGATATGGGTTCTTATCATGCCGGTTTTATTCTTCGCAACGGAGATATTCTTGTGACACGCATAAAAGGGCACACAGTGATTGTTGTAGGTGGTGCAAAGAAAAACAAAGGAAAGCATTATCCGAAGTACAAGGGAAACTCAAGCTCAATCGTTGAAGCATTAAAAGCGGTTGGGGAAGATGATGTGTCGAAAGAACATCGCGCGGAAATCGCAAAAAAGAACGGATTTTCCAATTTTAAGTTTACATCAGAGGAAAATTCAAAGATGCTTTCTCTTCTGAAAAAGGGAAAACTGAAAAAGTAATTCAAGGGCGGTAAGGGTCAAATCTTACCGTCTTTTTCTTATGTAGAAAGTTGGTGGATAAATGGAATTAGAGTCTCTTGAAATAAAAATCCAAGCGCAGGCACAACAGGCAAGCGGTCAGATAGACGCGCTTGTGACAAGGCTTGGGCGATTATCTTCCGCGCTTTCTGGACTTAGTACCGGAAATCTGAATAGTCTTTCCACAGGAGTAAACCGACTTGCAGGGGCAATGACGGCAATGCGTGGAATTGACACACGGACTTTTTCTGCGGTTGCAAGAAATGTAAGCAAATTAGGCTCTATCAACAGCAAGCAGATTAATGCTGCGGCTGGTTCTATGCGTCAGATTTCCAATGCATTAAAAGGGATTTCTGGAATGTCGGCATCCGTTAAGGGTCTGACCGACCTTGCGTCTGCAATCAAACAGCTTGGCTACCAGAGTTCCACCAAGGCGATTGAAAATATTCCGAAACTTGCCACGGCAATGCGACAGCTTATGTCCGAATTGTCGAAAGCCCCTAGCGTAAGCCGGAATATTATTGACATGACAAACGCATTGGCAAAATTATCGCGTACCGGTGGAGCGGCAGGAACAGCGGCAAAAAGCATCACAAGCTCATTTAGCGGATTTAGTTCAAGTGCTTCTGCGGTTACCAAGAAGTCATTTTCTCTTGCGTCTGCAATCGGAAAAGTGTATGCAACGTATTGGGCTTTATTCCGCGGATTTAGGCTACTTGGAGATGCCATTGACATATCATCCTCACTGACAGAGGTTGAGAACGTTGTAAGGCAGACATTCGGGCAGTATGAAAACCTAATTAACAATTTCGCAAAAACATCAATTGAAAAATTTGGTATGTCTGAACTGTCTGCAAAGCAGTTCGCAAGTCGTTTCCAAGCTATGGGAACTGCCCTTGATATTCCGCAAGGGCAAATGGCAAAAATGTCTATCCGGTTGACAGAATTAGCCGGAGATATGGCTTCGTTCTATGATGTGAGTCAAGAAGATATTGCCAAGAGTCTGCAATCTGTATTTTCCGGTACTACGGCACCTATGCGGCGTTATGGTATCGACTTGACACAGGCAACATTAAAGGAATGGGCGTTAAAGCAAGGACTTGATGCGAACATTTCTTCAATGACGCAGGCTGAAAAAGCCATGTTGCGTTATCAGTATGTGCTTGCGCATACAACCAATATCACCGGAGATTTCGCACGTACAGCCGATACATGGCATAACCAGATAACCATGCTTAAAGAGAACTTCAAAGCACTTGGAGCGGTTGTTGGTGGTGGTTTAATCAATGCATTCAAGCCATTTATCAAGGTACTTAATTCAGTTCTGCAAAAGGTTATTTCCTTCGCAGAGATGGTAACAAATGCTTTAGGTTCTATCTTCGGATGGAAGTATGAAGCAAGCAAAGGGGCAGGAATCAGCGGTCTTGCCGATGATATTGGAAGCGCATCTGACGGCATGGACGATTTAAGCAATGCCGCAGGAAACGCAGGGAAAAACACGGGTGGTATCGCAAAAAATGCCAAGAAAGCAAAAAAGGAAATCCAACAGGCAACTCGTGCATTTGATGAATTAAAGGTTATTTCAAAACAGAGTAAAGACAACACTTCCGGTTCTGGAAGCGGTGGAAGCGGTGGCGGTTCTGGCTCTGGCGGCTCTGGCGGTGGAGATACCGGAAAGTTGGTTCAGACCGACACCATTTTTAAGAAATTCAAAAGCGACATCAAAGACCTTGAAGGACTTGGAAAAGCGATTTCTGGTGCTCTTATCAATGCAATGCGAGGCATCAAGTGGGATGAGGTATACGCCAAAGCGTCCGGCTTTGGTAGTGGACTTGCAAAATTCCTTAATGGACTATTTGAGGGTCAGAAAGGTACAACGCTTTTCGGAGAAACCGGAAGGCTGATTGCAAATTCATTAAACACGGTGCTTCATGGATTGGATTCGTTTGGCACGACATTTAATTGGAAACAATTTGGAAATTCAATCGCAGACGGAATTAACAAGTTTTTCCAAAACTTTGACTTTGCATTATTAGCTAAAACGCTTAATTCGTGGGCGCAAGGTGCGTTTGATGCAGTTACGACAGCATTAAGTAAAATTTCTTGGAAGGATGTATGGAAAGGTGTCAAGGAGTTTTTAAGCAACTTAGATGTAAAGACAGTCGCAATTATCATCGGTGCGCTGACAATCAAAAAAATCATTGGATTGCATCTTGCAAAAACCGCACTTGATATAATCGGAACTTCCATTTCAAAATCAATAGCTGGTTCACTTGCATCAAGGCTTGGCGTTGAAATTGCGGCAAATGAGGGAATCTCGGCAGTATTGTCTACCGCTTTGTCAAAAAAAATAGGTGGGGCGTTCGCTACACTTGGAACAACTGTTTCAGCTGGTGTCAAAGCTTTATTCGGTAGCGGTGCGGCAGAGAGCGCACTTTCTTTTATCAGTCCGGTAGCAAAAGCTATAACCGGAATAGGCTCCGTTGCGATTGGCGCATTTACTGCAATATCAAACTTTGTGACCATGTTAAAGAACGGATTCAGTTGGCTTAATGAAGCACTTATGCTTGTCGGAGTTACGATTACGGCAGTCGGAGCGGTTATTTTAGGGGTAGCGGCAGCACCGGCAGCGATTACCGCAGGAATAGTAGCCGCTGTTGCAACGGCAACTGTAGTAGTCAAGGATCATTGGAAAGAAATAAAAGAAATTTTCTCAAAAGCCGGAGATTGGTTTAATACTAATGTGATTAAGCCAATAAGCGGTTTTTTTAAGGGATTATGGGAATCTGTTTCCGGTTTTTTCTCTTCTTTATGGAAAGATATATCCGGTGTATGGAAAACAGTTTCTGGATGGTTCAATACTAATGTTATAACTCCTATTGTTTCATTTTTCCAAGGATTTTCGAAAAGAGTTGGTCAAATCTTTGAAGGATTGTGGATCATTGTCAAGGCTGTATGGATTGTTGTTTCTGATTGGTTTAAATCAAAGGTAATAGAGCCAATAAAGAAGAATTTTGAATTATTGAAATCGACAGTATCAACCGCATTCAAGGTTCTATGGACAACTGTGAAATCGGTATGGGCGGTGGTTTCCGGTTGGTTTAAGGAGCATGTTACAACACCTATCAAGAATGCTTTTAGCTCAGCAAAAGAATCTATTCAGAAAGCTTTTAGCTCGGCAAAGACAGCGGTAACCGGGGCGTGGAACAGTGTTTCTAGTTGGTTTAAAGAACATGTAACCACCCCGATAAAAAATGCTTTCTCGAAGATGAAAGAAAGTGTAGCTAAAATATTCAGCAAATTATGGAATAGCGTGAAAAGTGGCGTTGCCGGGGCAATGAACACCGTAATTTCAAGAATTGAAACAGCAATAAATTCATTGATCGGTGGAGTGAATACCGTTTTGAGAGGGTTTAACAGTGTTGTTTCTGCGGCGGCTAAAGTAGCAAAGGTAAAGTGGGGCGGAGTCGATCTTGTGCCAAAAGTGAGCCTACCTAAAGTAAAGGCTTATGCAACGGGCGGTTTTATGGATAAATATAGCATAGCAACAGTTGGAGAAAACGGGCTTCCGGAACTTATGGGAACGGTCGGAGGTAAGCCGGCGGTCGCAGGAAGCCAAGAAATTACTGGAATCAAAGATGCTATCAATTCAACATCTGCGCAAGAGGTTTCCTTACTGCGACAACAAAATCAGTTATTACAAGCTATTTTACAGAAAAATTTCGGAATTACTACAAGCGACATAGGAAAAGCTGCAAGGGATTATGGTAGAGAACATTACAATCGAACCGGAGACAATGTATATGTTTTTTAGTGACTTCTATAATAGAACGTGATATAATTCTAAATAAATCATATCACAAGAAAGGAGTCATTATGAGAAGCACAAAAAAATTATTAGTAGCGATGGGGTTGGCATTTGCCGTTTTGATTTCGGCTATGCCAATCCAAAATGCAGATGGGAAACAGATTGTTGCACAGGCGGCAACTATCAAATTAAGCAGAAAGACTCTTAATTTAAAAATTGGAGAATCCGCAACATTAAAGATAAGCGGAATGAGGAAAACTGCTAAATGGAGTAGTGGCAATAAATATGTTGCTTCTGTAAACAAGTCTGGAAAAGTTCTGGCGGTTGGAGAAGGGACAACGTACGTAAAAGCAAAAATTGCAAAGAAAACGCTTTCTTGCAAAGTTACCGTCACTTCTTCCTTTAATGCGAACAAGGTAAAGAAAAACATCTCAATTGAATACCAAGATAGTGGTCATGGAGTTGTTGCTATCTTGAAAAACAACAACAAGGTAAATGTTGATCTGGACGCAAAACTTGTATACTACAAAAACGGTAAAATGCTGGATAGCAAAAGCGATTGTAACAGAGCTTTTGAATCCGGTAAGGAATGTGTTCTTTATTTTGACGCACCGAGCGATTCTGATTATAACGATGTTTCTTATGATAACTATAAAATGTCGTTGAGTGTTGATGAAGCAACAAATGCTGTTTGTGATGTTCGCAATATAATGGTTCAATCGGACATTGGAGCAGATAATGTTACGGTTGAAGCTACAAACGATTCCGGAAAAGATTTTTCATTTGTGAAAATTTCTTGCTTAATGTATGATGCATCTGGCAACTTGATCAAATATGATTATCATTATGCAGAATGTGAAAAGAATGGAGACACCGATTATTTCTCGTTTAGTTTTCCGTACGATTCAAATTACGATACGATCTATCCGAGCAGTTATAAGATATATGTTGATGAAGCATATACATATACTTGGTTACAATAAAAATTGAAAGATAAATGATACTTAAGCCGTGGAAACACGGCTTATTTTAATTCCAAAATCGGATTGACACAAAATCAAAAAAAGTCTATCCTTATTACTAAGGAAACAACCTTATCCGTGAAGAAGCGGATTACTTACTCGAACGCCATACTGTACGAAAGAGGAAACCAATGTGATTTCACAAGCGGTTTCCTCTTTTTTATTCAAATAAAAATGTATGGAGGTACGAATTACAGGAGAAGTCTTTCAAATATTGACGATTCTGTTAAGGGCGTGTCACAAAACTACACCCCTATAAATCTTGATGGGAATCAGTAGTAGCTTAAAATTTAATCAAATGGATAGCATCTACCAAACGGTAGGTGCTATTTTTATACCCATTTTTAGGAGGTAAACGATGGGATATGGCGGATATTTAGTAAAGTTTGGGAATTATACCATTCCGAACAGTTTAATAAAGCAGGACACGTTTAGTTCCTATGTAAATATGCAGGACAAAGACCCTTGGACTGACGAAAACGGATATGAGCATCGTGATGCCGTGGAACTGAAAGCCTTAAAGGTTGAGTTTGAAACCAAAGCCATACTGACCGAAAAGCAGTTTGATGATTTTTGGAAGAATATTGAGAAGAACTATATCAAGGCAAAGGAGCGCGGTGGCTATATCACGGCATACGTGCCGGAAAAACGCGGATATGTGACACAGTACGGATATATCGCTGACATTCAGCCTACGTTCTATTCTGTGGCACATGGGAAGATAAAATATGACCCAATCAAATTTTCGTTTGTAGGTGGTGTATATGATAAATAGCAATTTGAAAGAAAAGTATTGGGATTCCTCGACAGATAAACAGATGGTCATATCTGTTGTTGGAACGAATCAAAAAATAGACAATTCGATGCTTGAAATCGGTACGTTTGCGCTCGAAGAAAGTCTTTGTTCGGAGTCTGAATTAAAGTTTGGAGCGTGCGAAGCGAATTGCGTAAAATTCACAGCAAGAAACACTGCAGGAAACATTATTGGAAAGACAATCTCTATCGAAGAAACAATTGACGGAGATAGCGAAAATTCGATGCCATACGGAGTTTTTAAGGTTGCATCCGATGTTCCCACGGCTGACCGCACAAAACGGCAGATTACGGCATATGACGCAATGTACGACATTATCAATACGGATGTAAAGTCTTGGTATGCAGGACTTAGTTTTCCAATGACACTTAAGCAGTTCCGAAATAGCTTCTTTGCGCACCTTGGAATTGCGCAAGTTGAAACAAGCCTTGTCAATGATTCCATGACGGTCAATAAGACGATTGTAGCCACACAGACGGACGATTCAAGCGCGGTCACAGAAGAGTCTGCTATCAGTGGAAAAACCGTTGTAACGGCAATCTGTGAGATTAACGGATGTTTTGGAAATATCAACCGAGAGGGCAAGTTTGAGTATATCTTTCTGAAAGCAATCACAAGCGCACTTTATCCGGCAGAGGATTTGTTTCCGTCTGACAATTTATTCCCGTCCGATGCAAATACAGAATCCATGACCGGACACTACATCGCGTTTGATTATGAGGACTTTCAAAGCAAGGAAATTACACAGCTAGAAATCAAGACAAGTGAAGATAATGCCGGTGCTATTGTTGGAACTGCCGGAAACAACTATTCTATTACAGGAAACTTCCTTGTATCAGACAAGACCGGAGCGGAGCTGGAACAGATTGCAAATAACCTATTGCCTATTATGGCACAGGCGGCATACACACCGATTAAAAGTTGCACCTGTGTCGGCAATCCATGTCTGACACTTGGCGAACCCATCCGGTTCAATACCACAAGAGAAATTGTTGAAACGTACCTATTGCAACGCACTTTAACCGGGGTGCAAAGCAAGAGAGATTCAATCTCGGCACAGGGAACGCAGACGCACTCTGCAAAGGTCAATTCTATCAGAGACACGATTGAAAGCGTGGAAAGACGTACCGGAAAGCTAGAGAGGAACGCAGACCATCTTCAATCCACGTATGAGGATTTAGAGGAACAGACAAATACCAAGTTTGAGCAGACCGCAAAAAGCATTTCTGCAGAAGTCAACCGCGCACAAAAAGCAGAGGGACAATTAGACGCATCATTGGAATTGAAACTTGGAAGAGATGAAAACGACCAAGTCGTTTCGATGATTAATGCAAGTGCCGACCAGATTACGCTTAGCGGAAACAGACTCATAGTCAACAGCAATAACTTCCAGCTTGATGGCGATGGCCGAGTGTCAATTATTGATTCGTTGAATTTTATTGCAACCTCGCTTGGTGATGACATTGTAATTATTGGACTCGATGCAAGAGGAAGGCCAATGCTGCAAAACATACGCATTGACCTAAACTCTGTAACAGATCAAGATGGAGTAGCCATAGGGGATCATGCAAGTACGGCAGATCATGCGACAACCGCAGACTCTGCAACAACTGCAGAAAGTGCAAGGCAGTGTATAATGGCATCAACCGCGCATTATTTGCAAGGTATTGGACTATCCGATTATGTACGAATTTCAGACAACGGAAATTTAATCCCAAGTTCTAGTTCTGTGTACTGTGGAACTAACCCCAATCCATTTGCCGGAGGGTATTCTTCCGGTGGTTGGAAAACAACGTCTGATGGCAGAAAGAAAAAGGATTTTCGAAAACTGTTAGAGGATGATCGGTTTGAGAGATTTTTTGAGTTGCTGCAACCGATGGAATATCGGCTCATAGAAAATGATGAGAAAATGCACATGGGATTTGTTGCACAGGATGTAGAACAGGCAATGATGGATTGTGACATATCTGAAAATGAGTTTTACGGACTGGAACATGCGGTATTCTCCGAAAAAGATTTTGAATCTAATGAGGAATGGGAAAAATTCTTAGAGCAGAATGGTGGCGCAAATGATATGTATACATTGTGCTATCAAGAGTTTATTGCGCTTAACACTGCCATGATCCAGAAACTGCAGAACAGATGTAGAGATTTTGAACGCAGGCTATCCGCGTTAGAAAGGAGTGTGAGCCATGCAGAAAATATATAGTCGTATCAACTGGGAGAATCTTCCCAGCGAAAAAACAGCGGTAAATGAATCTAATCTTAACAAGATGGACTTGGCAGTTGACAATCTGGATGATCGTGTGGTTGCTATGGATGCGTCTAAGGTTGATTTGACAAAGGCAAATGAGCTTGTGAAAGAAATTCTGTGGGATGAATCAAACGGAACATTGACCATAGTAAAGATGAACGGTTCACAGGCTATGATTGATACCAAGCTGGAAAAACTGGCGGTAAACTTTGCTTATGATTCGCAGAAACAGCAGTTAATCATTACTCTTGACGATGGTACGAAACAGTATGTGGATCTGTCCGCACTGATTACGCAGTACGAATTTCTGGAATCTGACACCGTGGCTTTTGAACTTACATCTAACGGAAAAGTCAAGGCGATAGTGAAAGAGGGCAGCATTGAAGAAAAGCATCTGCGCCCGGATTATCTTGCAGATATTAAAGTCGAATCTGCCAAGGCTGTAAATTCTGCAATTAATGCAAAAGCATCCGAAACCAACGCGGCAAAATCTGCCACAGATGCTAAGGACAGCGCAGACAGGGTGCAGGGAATCGAAAATGAAATTAACAAAAAACTCACGATGGCAGAATTTGATGTGAATGAGGATGGGGAGTTGATTTACACGGACAATGCGGCATATAACTTTACCGTTGATAATAACGGAAATTTGAATTGGGAGGTGGCTTAATATGGCAGTGGCAGGTAGAGTAGCAATCGTGCCTAAAGGCAAGTGGAGCGCAGATGCTACATATAAGAGATTGGATGCAGTGACATATAACAATACATTGTATTTTGCGAAAAAAGAAGTTCCGGCAGGAACAGCAACGAGCAATACGGAATACTGGTCTAAGTCTATCGTGGGCGGTGCTAGTGCGATTGCAACAACAGAGGATGCCGGAGTTGTAAAGCCGGACGGAAAAAGCATGAGCGTAGATGAAAGTGGAACGCTTAGTATTAACTTGGATGGCACCACAATTACATTGGACGAAGCGAAAAACGTCATAAAGCTGGCTGACACATTAAAAGATAAAATCGGAAGCGCACTGCAACCGGAAAGTATCGTAAACAACCAGATTACGACGGTGGGAGGGTTTGCGTTGGACGCGCGGCAAGCAAATCCGAATCTGGACGGCACGCTGGCGAAACAGTTAAGTGATTTAAACGGCAGTTTAAATAATAAAATTGGTAGAATTATATACCCTGTTTCTGGTAATGGTATAACTATCCAATATAGAGGCGTTGCGTTTATTGTTATCAAACAAGACGGAATATTAGGCGCAGCAATATATTTTATCAATTCTACGACCTATCTTTTTCAATACACAAAAATTAGTGACACTCTTAAAGGTGATAACAGTATTAGCTTTTCATCTACTAGTCTCGAAAATACGACCTTTAAAGTTACGTGGAATGGATTAAACCTCAAAACTTGTTTAATACCACTATATTAGTTGTTTATGCTGCCGTAGGATCTGAAATACTATATGGTTCTGTCTTTGAAGGTAAACTTGTCGGAATATCGAGAATATAAATCGTTATAACAGAACGGTTTAGTTTTAGAATGTGCATGCGTATATTTTGCACGTAGCATTACCGCATGTAAACACAACATTGTTTCCTTCGTTTGTAATCGTTACATAGTTGTCTTTAACGATTTCATCAACTTTAATAGTTCCATCATGTTTATATTGAATGAAATATACTCCGCCAACGGCATAGGCTAAATTCTTGATAATTACAAAAGCGCAACCTTCTCCGATATCGACTTTAACAGTGCCGTTGATTGCGTCTCCGTAGTATTTAAACCCGACTTGTTTGTTTAAACTGCCGTTTAAATAAGTTTAGTAACCCATAAATTTACACATAGAAAGGAATAAAAATATGGACAAAATAATTTTGAAAAACAAAACAGAGTTCGAGATCGCCGAAGGAGCGAGTCTCGGCAATATTCAGATTCATTCGAAAGATTTTGACGGAATCAAGACAATCACAGATGCCTTCTCGGAAGAGAACATCTCAAAGGTCACATTTACACACAATGATCAGACTTCTGGAGAGTATGAGAATCTTAAGTATGAAGGATTCTCATATATGCCTAACATGGGCGAAGATGGCACAGAAAATGGTACATATACCGTAACGGTCAGCTTGAGAACAAAGACGGAAATGGAAAAGGCAATTGATGAGCTTAAAGCAGGACACGAAGCAAACGCAGAAGCAATCGAAGAATTGGCAAGCATTACCGCAGAAAGTGAGGTGTAAGATATGGTTAAATTCTATGTAAGACGTATTCTGGTAGACAAGAAAATGACGATTGATGAAGTGCCGATGCGTTGGCGCGCGAAAGTGCAAGAAGAGATTGAGAAACAGCTTTCCGCTTCTCTGCAATGACATTTTCTGTCGAAACTTGCGACCGAAAAATGTTGAAATCATGCATATTGCAGTGATACTATGGACTTGTCCGAAAGGACACTTCAAGTTCTGGCATGGGTGGGGTTTGGCATGGCTCCGCCCATAATTGGGGATTGACTATGCCGAACACACGTTCTATAATTACTTTGTTGGTACATAATAGTTTATGATTGGAGGTTTTTTATGTCGGGAGAAGTAAAAACAGAAGAGACTTATAAAGAAGAAATTATAACTATGATAAAAGAAATTGAAGACTATAAGATGTTAAAAATTTTGCATGGATTTGTAAAAGCTGGTTTAAAAGAAGAAAAAGCAGGGCATTGAACCCTGCTTTCTTTTAGAATATAAATTTTTCGAAAAATTCACATAACAATTCTTTTTTGCTTACTGGCAATCTGCTATATTCAATAATAATTTTTTTGAAACGTTCATCATCCATTCCAATATTTAATACAACACTTGAAAATTCTTCGTCAACAGATTTATTTATGCGTGGGTCTATTAAATCTGATTTTCCGATTTTGAAATAATCAGCCAATGCCTGAAGCTTTCCTGACCTTGGAAATGATTTTCCGGTGCACCACATACTTAGAGTCGTTGGGTTAATACCTAAGTCTTTTGCGACATCTATTTGCTGTTTTTGATTTAATTCAATATAGTATCTTAAATTTTCAGCAAACACTTCTTTTTGGATATCGTCTACATCCATTTCGTTAAATTGATTTTCGTTATCCATTTCTTCTGCCCTCCTTTCTAACTGTATTATAAACCAATAAAATAAAAAATTCAATATTAAATCCAATAAATTTGAATTTTAGTGTTGACAATCCAAAATAATTGGATTATGATTAAACCATCAAATATGAAAGGAGAGAAAAAGATGCCTAGAATTTCATTAGAAGCAGTTCGCGTAAATGCGAAAATGACACAAAAGGAATGGGCTGAAATGCTTGGTGTATCTAATGCAACCGTTGTCAATTGGGAAAAGGGCAAAACAGAGCCTAGCTTATCACAGTTGAAAACCATGAGCAAATTGTCTGGTATTCCGATGGATTTTATTTTTGTGCCAGATACATCCAATTAAATTGGATTATAAAAGAAAGGAAGCGAGTGAGGACATGAAAGAAATTAAATCCGTGAATGATTTGGTTGTTGTTCCGGTTTCCTATTTCAATGGAATGGAAAAGGAATTGCAGAAGATTTTAAACAAAGTGGATATTCACGATATGGATGTCATGGAACAGGTTCTTCATATGCGGAAATGGCTGAAAACCAAAACCGTATATGAAGAAACAAAGAGATTATATCCTAATCTCCGTTTGGAAAATATTCATTTGCTTTTACCACAAGAAGAAGAGAGTTCTTGTGAGTGTACTGATAAAACAGGCAGTGAATAGATTCTGCGGTCGTGTCGCAGATTGGAATTCCAAACTTATCCGGAACTTTTAGTTCCCAACAAAAATTATTGATATTTGCGAACGTTATATCGTTTTCAGTTAATATCTCTGCCATCTTTTCTCGGTCGCAGGATATTGTAGAAAAATCGCAAAACAAAAAGTATTTCAAATTGTATCACCTCCCTTATTTGATGATAAGGGAATTATACCACAGAAAGGAGAGTTATGAGCGTATTACAGATTTTTAATAATGAAGAGTTTGGAGAAGTCCGAACCACAGTGGTAAATAATGAGCCTATGTTTTGTTTGTCTGATGTTTGCAAGGCGTTGGGGTTGTCGCAACCGTCAAAGGTAAAGGAGAGATTAAACCCAAAGGGTGTGAATACTATTCCTACCCCTACAAATGGTGGCGAACAAAATCTTCTTTATATCAATGAAAGCAATTTTTACAAGGCAGTATTCCAAAGTCGAAAAGATAGCGCAGAAAGATTTACAGAATGGGTTACATCAGAAGTCCTTCCGTCAATCAGAAAGAATGGCGGCTACATAGCAGGTCAGGAAACCTTGTCTGATGAAGAGTTGCTTTCCAAGGCTCTTATGGTGGCACAACGAAAGATTCACGAAAAGAACAACATTATTGCCATGCAGGACTCGCGTATACAAGGGATGATACCTAAAGAGATTTTCGCTGATGCGGTATCAGCGAGCCATACATCAATCCTTATAGGAGATTTAGCAAAGCTTATTTGTCAGAACGGTGTGCAGATAGGACAGAAGCGGTTGTTTGAGTGGTTACGAGAGAATAACTTCCTTATTAAAAGCGGCACTTCTAGGAACATGCCAAAACAGAGATATGTTGAACAGGGATTGTTTGAGGTTAAGGAAAGTAGCATTCAGAATCCGGACGGTTCTGTAAGAATCACAAAGACAACGAAAGTTACCGGAAAAGGACAGGTTTACTTTGTAAACAAGTTTCTGAAAGGAGCATGAATGAAAAAGGTAATCCAATTCATCATAGGTGCGGTTGCAATGGAATATTCCTTGGTTGCCGCGTGTTATATGGATAGTGAGGGCGCGTCCGGGAACATTGCGGCTATTAAATTTGTAGCCGGGGCAGTAATTGCGGCAATCATGTATTACTGGTCAGAGGTAGACCGAAAGAGAGCTGAACTTGACAAGCGAATTAAGAGAAAACGCAGAATGAGAGAGGATGCATGGTAGACGTTGTGTATATAAGTGGTACGAGATGTTCCACGAAAGAAAAGCGTATGCTTGCTGAACTTTTGGCAGGGAAACGAAAGAAACAGAATGATAAAGAAAATTTTGAAAAGGTTCTTGACAGAGAAATGGGAAGGAGAAGCAATGGAGAACAAAATAACACTGATCGGTGATGTTGTATCAGCACCAAGGGAAAGTCATAAATCAAACGGTAAGATTTTTTATAAATTTTTCATCGGAGTTGAAAGAAGAAGCGGTGTTGCAGATATTCTTCCGGTACTGTTTGACAAAGAAATCAGCGATACAGAAATCAGCGGAACGGTATGTGTCATTGGGAAGATAATTACCAGACGCGTGAGAACAGGATCTGGAAAAGCCATTCTTACATATGTCATGGCTGATACAATCACAAAACCAGAGGATGATAGCCCTTTGAATGAAGTAAGTCTTGACGGAATTATCGAGGAAAAACGCCTTAGAGAAACACCACTTGGCCGTAAAATCTGTGATGTAAAACTCAAAACAGTAAGAGAAAACGGAAAAGAGGATTTAATCACTTGCATTGCATGGGGAAAGTGTGCAGAATATGCGAACTCACTTGCTTTAGGCGATAGGGTAAGCACATACGGCAGATTACAGAGCCGGAGATACAAGAAAACGTGTAAAGATGGTCACGTTGTGGAAAAAGTTACATATGAGTTGTCAATAAAAGGAATCGTGTGGGTGTAATATGAAAAAGGAAAATTACGTCTGTGTTCCAAGGGAAGAGTACAACGAACTGATTGAGTGCAAGTTGCACATAAATATGTTGCACGAATACATTACAAAAGAACATGAGATTAACATCAAATTGCACGGATGCAAACAGGGCACAGCAGGTATGCCGACAATCGAAACTTTGAGCGGATACATAGAGAACGAAAAGCATTTCGATAGACTGAAAAGAGAATTTAAAGAAAGGGTGAGACAAAAATGCGAATGATTTTAAAATCGTTACATATTGAGAATTTCAAAGGTGTAAAGGATAAGACATACGAATTCGGAAAGACAACAAGGGTTTCCGGCATGAACCGGAAAGGAAAGACCACAATCGGGACGGCATGGTACTGGCTGATTTCTGATAAGAACTATGAACTTACAAGCAACCCGAACATTAGACCGGACAATGTAGAAGATTGCATTCCAACCGTTACTGCAGATGTTGATGTGGACGGAAAAGAGATTACTCTTTCCAAGATGCAGAAGCGAAAAGTTGGAAAACCGGATAAAAATGGAGTTTCGAAAGTTACTATCACAAATACATATGAGATCAATTCTGTGCCTAAGACAGAACGTGATTTTAAGGCATATCTGGAAGAATTAGGGTTTGAGTTTGATAAATTCCTCATTTGTTCGCACCCGAATGTGTTTACCAAGGATTTGTCGTTGAAGAAAAAACAGGATGAAATGAGAAAATCCTTATTCGCTATGGCAAGTGCAAAAACAGATTTAGAGATTGCGCAAATGAATAAAGAAACTGCGGATGTTGCCAAATTGCTTGAATCCTACAAATTTGAGGAAATTGAAGCGATGAACAATGCTTCCAAGAAAAAAGCGGTTGATCAGTTGGATGCAATCCCGAATCAAATTATCGGTTTAGAGTCAGCTAAGGTTGATGTGGATGTGGCAGAGCAGGAACTTGCCAAGGCTGATCTGGCAAGAAGAATCGCTGAATGCGATAAGAAGATTGCCGGTGCCGATCATTCGCTTGACGAATTGCGCGATAAGGAAATGCGGTTACAACTTGATATATCCGGAATTACACAGACGATGAACCGCGAATTATCCAATCGTAGATACGAAATTGATGCTGATCTGTGCGGTTGCGAAGATGAATTAAAACATCTGGAGCAGACGATTTCTTTGAAAGAAAATCAGATTGTCGGTAATGAAAAGGCTATCACAGATGCGGATGCAGAACGGAAGAAAATTGGAGAAAAGTACAATGCAGAATATGCCAAGGCATTTGATGAAGCGCCTTACCTGTTTGACGAATCCAAGTGGGTATTTGATGAAAATAGCACTGTTTGTTCACTGTGCGGTCAGAAGTTGCCAGAAGATAAAATCGAGCAGTTAAAGGCTGATTTTGAAAGCCGGAAAGAAAAAGCCAAGGCGGATGCGGAAGAAAAACTGAAAGCAAAAAGATTTAAGTTTGACACTGACAAAAAGGTTGAACTGAATCGGTTGAATACTATTGGCACCGAGAAGAAGGAACTTATTACCGAACTTACAAAGAAAAATGCTGATCTGAATACAGAAATTGACGCTTTAAAGAAACAGGAACAGGATGCCATTGCAAAGAAAGAAGAACTTTCGAAGCAGTTATCCGAGATCTCGAGCGAAGCTGATTACACGCAGAATGAAGATTATGTGAAACTGAAAGCAGAGCGTGACAAGGTTCTCGCCGATATTGAAAAGCTGGAATCTGATGGTGCGGACAAGATTGTTACTGATTTGAAAGTCGAGAAAGCAGATCTGCATAGCCAGCTTGATGAAGTAAATAAGATTATTGCACAGGCTGAAAACAATGTTCAAATTGATGACAAGATTGCAGATATGCAACATAAACAGAACGAGTATGGACAAGCAAAGGCCGATGCAGAAAAGATTCTTTATCAGCTCAAAGAAGTTTCAAAGCGAAAGAATGGGTTGCTTGTTGAGGAAATCAATCAGCATTTCGGTATTGTGCGTTGGAAGTTGTTCGATTTCCAGAAGAACGGAGAATATAAGGAAGTTTGTATTCCTACGGTGCTTGATGAAGAAACCGGAATTTATAAGGTATTCGGGGACACAACAAACACTGGCAGGGAAATTGAAGCGAAGATTGATATTTGCAACAGTTTTCAGAAGTTCTTTAATATGTATGTTCCGATTTTCCTTGATGGTGCTGAGAGCATCAATGACGAATATGTGCCGGTCGTTGATACCCAGCTAATTCTTCTGACGGTTTCCGAAGATAAGCAGTTGAAAGTGGAGGGTGTGTAGGATGAGTTACATTGAAATTTTTAAGTTTGATGAAAATGGAGATTCTGAAAGTTATGGAGAGGTAAGTAACGCATGGCTTGGTTCAATGCGAGTGTGGAACATTTTAGGGGAAAAGTATTGTGGTCATGGGGCATCATTATTTGACATGGGGCAGATGGAAGCAATTTGGAATCTTGTGGATGATAAATCTGTCACGTATGATGAAAAAATCGTCCTGTTTACCACATTCGATAAATACCTTGTTAAGAAAGAAGATATTCCCAAAGTTATTGATGCTTTCCGCAAGTTTGAGGGAAATACAAATCTTAATGAGCAGGCAGATGTGCTTGAAAGTTTGTATGAAGAACCGAATTGTATTGCGGTTGGATTCCATCAGAACAGTATAAGTTGCGAGCAGTGGTTTGACTATAACTGCATTCAAGACAAAGAACACTTTTGGCTATTTGATGAACTGAAAGAAAGCGAGGGTGCCGAATGTCAAGAGTTGGAATAAGCAACAACATCACACAGCCGGATGCAAGGTGTATGTCGTGCAAGCGTTGGAAGAGCGCAAGCAAGAAAGGATTCTTTGATTTTGCGGAATCCGGACATTGTTCTCTTCCGTATTGCGAAAAAGACGCGAGGAATAAAGGAAAGAGAGGTCGTGTACATGGATGATATTGAAAAATTGAAGGCTGAAAACTCAGATTTGCGAACAAAGATAGATAACTTTGAGTGTAATGAATATAAACTTATAAGAGAACTTGAAAAAGCCTCAGAAACCAACGAAAGACTTTTGCGTATTCTTGAAAATTTGTCAAATGGATATGTGAAAAAGGAGAGGTAATTATGCAGTATATCAAAGCAAAATTTCCAAACAGTACAAGAAGCTACGTGTATCGCACCGAGGATTCTGTGAAAGCCGGTGACATGGTTGTAAATTCCAATGGTGCAAAGCTTACGGTCACGGATGAATCGGTGGATATGAAGTGGGTAGAAACATACGGTGCTGATAAGGTGGCAATTGTGAAGAAGTATGAAGAGCCGGTAGATGCCGGAGAAAGTGAGGAATAAATATGGTTATCAAAACAAAGAAATTTTATGTAAATAGTAAGTCATGCAAGGTGGAACTTAAGAAAGAGGGTACTGATTACCTTGTGGTAGTTGACGGTAATGTGTATGCAAAGACTCCAAACGAGTTGTATGCGGTGCAGAAATTTAACGAGATTTAAGAAAGCGAGGAATAGAAATGATTAAATCAGATTTTGGAACAGTAGAAGTAAATGGAAGAGAGCCGGTTATCATGGCTGAATTTATAACTCTTTTAGCAGTATTAAGGAATGCTCTCGGAGAGGAGAAATACAACCGTGCTTTGCAGAGAGCAAATGATAGGGTGGATTCCAAGAAAGACACAGATACATTGAAAAATGAAGAAAAAGAACGCATGGCAGAAGTTATCAAAGCTATTTTAAGCGGAATGGAGGATAAATAATTATGGCAGAAAATACAGCAGTTGCAGAAACGAAAGAAGCCGAAAGCAGGGAACTTGTAGCAAGGGACTTTACAGAGGGAATGGTTGTAAAAATCAAGCAGAAAGAGAGATTCGGCTTAACATTCCCAAAGGATTACAACTACACAAACGAGTTCATGTCAGCAATGCTAATTTTACAGGATACAGTAGATATGAATAAAAAGCCTGTATTGCAGAGTTGCACAAGGGCAAGTATCGAAAACGCCCTCATAGATATGGTAACAGACGGATTATCAATGAGAAAGAAACAGTGTTATCCGGTTGCCTACGCAGGAAAATTAAGCTGTCAGCCGTCTGTTTATGGTGCAACTTGCGTTGCTAGAAGATATGGACTTGCTGATATTAACGCAGAGGTTGTCTATGAGGGCGATAAGTTCCGTTACACTATTACGAACGGAAAGAAAACAATCGTAGAGCACACGCAGGAAATCGACAATATTGACAATGACAAGATTAAGGGTGCATATGCGGTTGCGGTTATGAAAGACGGAACTATTAAAACAGAGGTTATGACAATCAAGCAGATAAAAACAGCGTGGAAACAGGGATTCGGATATAAGGAGAACGGAAACGGAGTTCATCAGAAATTTACAGACCAGATGGCTATGAAAACTGTTAAGAACAGACTTCTTAAATCTATCAACAATACTCATAGTGGTTTTGGCGAGGAAGACGATTATGAGGAGATTAGTCACGATGAAATGCTTGAACAGGATGTAGTCTATGATATTGAGCAAAACGCCAATTCAGAGCCGTTTGTTGTAGCAGAATCCGAAGCGACTGACGGTGCAGCAGTCGAGCCTGAGAAAGTCGTTGAGAATGACGAGAATGTACCGGACTTTATGAAAGATTAGGGAGGTTGCCATGAGAGTTATATCACAGGACGGAGCACTTGATATTCCGTATGAGCAAGTAGTTATTCAGAGGTTTAATGGAGAAATCTATTTTTTGAACAAGAACCTTACAGGGATAGATGATCTTGTCAGTGACATTGTTATTGCTAAATACTCCACCGAAGAAAAAGCAAAGAAAGCCATGGAAGAATTGAGATATGCCTATATGTGTCACAGCCTTGTAAAGATGGGGCAGACACCGCCAGATGGAATTGACGAAAATATTGACGAAAAACTCACTATGGGTTTGAGCGGAGTATTTCAATTTCCGGCAGAGGAAGAATTGGAGTAGGGTATGGATAATTTAACAAGATACACCGCAGACGATGAAGTACCGAATTGTGGACGATGTGAACACATCAATGATTCTAATGAATGGTGTATGCAAAATTGCGGCGGAGCAAATGGCTGGAGCGGCTATTTGAGATATGGAGAAAGCGAGGTGACAAAAGATTGAAACTTAGAGTTTTGGGTTCAAGCAGTTCCGGAAACTCATACGCCTTGATTTCAGACAGTGGCGAAATCCTTGCCATTGAAGCCGGATGCAAATTTCTTGATTTTAAGAAAATGATTGATTGGAAAATAGCAAATGTTTCCGGATGCATTGTGAGCCACGAACATGGAGACCATGCACGATACATAAAAGATTTCATGAAATCCGGCATTCCGGTTTATACGGCATTTGAAACACAGACCGCACTTGAAACCATAACCGGAGAACGTACAATAGCCATTCCACCACGCAGAGCACGGCAAATCGGCAGTTTTACAGTAACACCCTTCAATGTACCGCATGATACAGAAATCGAGTGCTACGGCTATTTAATCGAGCATGAGGAAATGGGCAAGCTGTTATTCTTGACCGACTTGGAATATTGCAAGTATGACTTTTCCGGCATAAAGGTTGAGCATATCATGGTCGAAGCCAATTATAGCATGGACTTGGTAGATCGGAATGAACCGAACTATGAACACCGTTTACGAGGTCATATGAGCCTTGATACGGCACTTAAATTTATTCAGACGAACGACAACCCAGCTTTACGGAATGTCGTTTTAATACACTTATCGGACACAAGCGGAGATCCCGCGTTATTCCTACAACGAACGAAAGAAACAATTGAATATGGATCGAATGTTTATGTTGCAGAAAAAGGGTTAGAGGTTGATATGAACCTCTGTCCGTTCTGATTGGTTGAAACACCTTGGCGAAAGCCTAAAAGAAACTATCTTGTTTGGCGAATAGTTATCACAAACCTTATTGAAAGCCATGTTTTGGCGGTGCGTTTACCGTGTCGCCCTTACAAAAGATTGGAGGTAAAAATTGAAATTATGTGAATACTGTATGGCTGAATTTGAGCCGAAACAACAAAATCAGAAATACTGTAGACCAAAATGTGCCAAAAGATACGCACAGTTTAAGAATTTTAAAAAGGCTGGAAGAACTGTGTATACAAGAATATGCCAGAAATGTGGCAGGCTGTTTATGACGATAGATGAACGCAAAGTTGATTGCCAAGACTGCATCGGCAATGAAGTTAAAGAACGATTGAGAAAGCCAAAGAAAAAGGATGATGCAATCAAGGTTGTGAATCATATGGCACGCGCTTCCGGCATGAACTACGGAAAGTTTGTGGCTCAAATGAGCATGAAGCCATTGGAGAGGAAGTGAATGAGTTGGATTATAAGAAATTTAGACAGGCAAAAGCGATAGAAGCCAAGAACAAGCAGAAATGGCTTGTATTGAATCCAAGGCTTGATGAATCAAGCGGAATATATATTCTGACAAGGCAGGACGAAAATGGGTTTAGATATGCATATGTGGGACAGGCTAAGCGTATTTTAACCAGATTGTCGCAACACCTTTCTGGGTATCAGCACATAGACCTTAGCTTGAAGTCTCACGGACTGTATTCAGAGGATAATCCGTATGGATGGAATGTAACATCAGTACACTGTCCGATAGGAGAACTTAATGAACTTGAGCAGTATTATATTAAGTATTGTGCAGACAAAGGTTATCAACTTCGCAATAAAACAAGCGGTTCACAGGGCGAGGGTAAAGCTAAGATTGATGATTACCGTCCGGCAAAAGGCTATTATGACGGCATTAAGCAAGGTAAAAAGAGTCTTGCCAAGGAATTATCGCATATCGCTGAAAAGCACCTTGAAATCCGTTTGAAGCCGGAGAAGCAGGGGAATAAAGTTTCTGAAAAACAGTATGAGAAGTTTATGACTTTGATTTCTGAAAATACATATGAGGAGAGTGATTAAATGGCAGAAGTCAAGTGGATTAAAATCACAACAGATGTTTTTGATGATGAAAAGATTCTGCTGATTGAGAGTATGCCGAGTGCGGATAGCATCATTACGATTTGGTTCAAACTTCTTATTCTTGCCGGAAAACAGAATAACAACGGTGTGTTTATGATGAGCAACAAGTTGCCGTTTACGGACGAAATGCTTGCCACAATTTTTCGCAGAGATTTGAACACGGTAAGGCTTGCACTTAAGGCATTTGAAGAATTTGGAATGATAGAGGTTGTTGACAATGTGATAACGATTCCGAATTGGAATAAGCACCAGACACTTGATGCTTATGAGAAGAAAAAGGAACGTGACAGGCTATATCAACAGAACCGGAGAAAGAAGCAGAAGAACCTAATTGAGCAAAAATCGCCCGATAAATCGTCTAACGTCGCTGTTTCAGATAAAGAAGAAGAAAAAGAAGAAGATAAAGAGAAAGAAAATATAAAAGAAAATTCGCTGTCGACCGATTCCGGAGATTTGTTTGATTTTGACGATGCATGGAAAAAGACTTTTAGCATATACCCCAAGAAAACAGCGTACAGTACCTCTAAAACGGCTTGGATGGATAAAGTGCTAGAAGTTATCGAAGAGAACCAACCAGACATTGCACGGCTGTTATACAAAGCCACAGAAGCATATTTGAGTGACTATCAAGAAAAGAATCCAGACGATAAGGATTTTCGGTACATTCCAAAATATGTTGATTGGCTGAAAAATGATTGCGACTATTGGTTGCAGATTGCAGAGAAACGAGGTGATTGCAATTGACAGAAGCAGAGTTCGGAGTGATCGGGTGCGTATTGATTGACAATGATGTGCTAAATAACATCTGGCGAACACTGAAACCGGAAATGTTTAGTTCGGATTTTGCGAAGGACACATACAAGGAAATGCTTGCCATGTATGACCGGAATGAAAGTATTGACCCAATGTCTTTATCAATGGCACTTGAAAACCACAAATACACACAGGAACAGATTAGCGAATTGATGAAATCCTGTATTTCGGGAACAATCACTTCAACTATGGTTAAAAGTTATGCCGATGCGGTTGCGAAAGAATACAAGGCAAGAATGGTTCGGGAAATGTACCAGAAATCCAGTTTAAAACCATGTGACATTGATGATACAATCAGCGATCTTCTTACGAGACTTGAACATTTGCAAGAGGGGAAAGAAGTAAAGTTAAAACCAATTAAGCAGATTTCAGTTGAGAATAAAGACAAATATTTCAACGAAAGTGTTGGAGAGGGAGGTATAAAAATCGGGTTATCGCAACTTGACGATGCGCTTGGAGACCTTGAACGAGGTGATGTAACAGTAATTGCTGCAAGACCGGCAGTTGGAAAATCCGCACTCACAACGCAGATTATTGGAAATATGGCAAAAAAAGGACTTAAAGTCGCATATTTCAACTTGGAAATGAGCGACAAACAGGTGTATGAACGATTCATTTCAAGACTTGCGGAAATCGGCTTAACGAGAATTAGAAGGGCAAAAGCGTTTCTTGGTGATGAACAGGAAAAATTTAACCAAGCAAATGAAGAAATGAGCGATTATCAATTATGGATTGCGTCCGGTACTGTATCTCCGAGGGAAATAAAGTCAGAATGCAGACACCAAAACTTTGATGTTATCGTTGTTGACTATCTGCAGTTGCTTATGCCGGATAACAGATATTCCGGAAGAAACGAAGAAGTAGCATCAATTTCAAGAGGTTTGAAATCTGTTGCAAGAGACTTAAATACCCATGTGATAGCACTTTCACAGATAACAAGAGCTTCCGAAAGCAGAGACACGAAAGAGCCTACCATGGCAGAGTTGAGGGAATCCGGGGCAATCGAACAGGATGCGTCAAACATAATTATGCTGTGGAATCTGTCAGACAATGACAAGGGAGCCAAGGGTGTAAAAATTGAGAAGAACAGACAGGGAATGACAATGCGTGAAGCAATGGAGTTTGATGGGAACCACATGAAGTTTGTTGAAATGGAAAAACCGTTTGATGATGTTGTTGCGGAAATAAAAAAGAAAGAACGTGGGGACGGATTTAAGCCATACAATGGCGATTGCCCGTTTTAGAGGTAGTGACTATGGCAAGTAAGAAGATCGAAAAAGGTTCGGAAGAGTGGCAAGTATTTATGGATTATTGGCAATTCATTCAGAAATACTATTCACCGGACAGAACTGATTCCTGGTGGGACGAAGTTGTAAAAACCGGAGAAAAACTTATTGAAAAATATAAAGGTATGGAAATCGAAGAACGTGCAAGACAGCTTGTATTGAGTCATTTTGCATGGTTGGAAATCACATACAGAAAGGAGAAAGCAAAGAAATGAGCAACGCTTTGAGACGAAATAAAAAGCCAACATTTTTCACAAAACAGGAAATGCGGATTATCGGGCGAAATGATTTTGAAAAGAGAAATGCGGATAAGGTTATAGCGAAATCATACAAAGATTTTGTCGTGATTGGGTACATAATTCTGCATGACAAATTCGGTTTCGGACAGACAAGAATCATCCGGTTGCAGGATTTTTTGAAATCCTACTTAGATGAAGCAGCATCCGGTGGAAATACCGGAAAGGACTTGTCTGTTTATCTGAAAAGTAAATACGAAATCGACATCAAAGAGGAAGTCGGAAAAATTCCACAGAGACAGTTAATGAACATGTATGCAAAGAAAGGTTTCTGCATCGAGCGTGAAGCATACAGGCTTTCCAGTGCGTCTTTGTTTAACTATTTCGCACTGACACTTACGATTCTGAAAAAGGAGTTTAAGATAACAGCGAAACAGTTGCAGTATTTCACGGACAAATTTATTGACTACATTGATACGTTAGCTAATTACAAGCAGTTTCAGTTGACTGTACCGATGATAGCGCAGAGTTTGGCGAATGAGATTAAGTTTGTATGCGATTTGGAGGTTTAATATGACAAATAAAGAAAAATACGGAAATGAGATTATAGAACTTGCGGCAAACACAGCACTGTTTGGATTAAAAAATGGAAAGCCTGCAATTTGCGAAGAAATTAAATGTGAAGAGTGCGATTTTTATGAATCAGATTCGTGCAAAGGAAGTACATATAATTTCCGCGAATGGCTTAATTCAGAATATGTTGAGCCGCCTGTTGATTGGAGCAAGGTAGCGGTCGATACGCCGATTCTTGTGAGAGGCATAGAATCTGATGCGTGGACACGGAGGTATTTTGCAAAATACGAGAACGGAATAGTGTACGCATGGGGATACGGAGCAACATCTTGGAGTGCGCGCGGAAGTGGCGATATAAGCGATTGGAAAATGGCAAAGCTGGCAGAAAGCGAGGAATAATATGACAGCGAGTGAAGCAATTAAGATATTGAAGAAAGACAGTTGTTATGAGTGCGCACAAGGCACAGACAGCCCGTTTAATTGTGAATATGGGGAATGCAGAGTTGCGAAAGCTACTAGAGTAGCAATACAGGCAATTGAAGAAGTGCAACAGTACCGTGCAATCGGCACACTGGAGGAATGCGGGGCGGCGGCGGTTAAGCAGACGGCGAAGAAACCTATATTTAACCATAACCTTAGTGATACTCTTTCTGTATTCCATTGTGAATGTGGAAACACAATCAAAGTCAGTCACGATATAGGAATAATGAATAACAACAATGCACCAAATTACTGTAGTAAGTGCGGTTGCAAGTTGGATTGGAGTGATGAAGAATGATGTTTCAATCGTACATAAATTTCTTTCTGCTAATACTTATAGCTATTAGGTTAGATATTCTAACAGAATTTGGAGTTAAACTTTTTTGCGTTCTGTCAGTTGTAGCGATGATTGGACATGAGATTTTTGATTATTTGAAAAGAGGAGATAAAAAACGATGAGACTGATTGATGCAGATGCACTAAAGAAAGATTTAAAATCGGTTACTTTAAGCAATGGAACTTTAGTAAATACAAATGCAGTATTGTATTTACTAGAAGAATATCCGACGGCTTATGATGTGGACAAGGTTGTGAAACAGTTGGAAGCATACAGTAATGCAGATGAAGCAGAAAGACTTGGAACAATGCCAGTAGTGGAGCTTGCAGACGCAATTAAAATCGTGAAAGGCGGTGGAGTGAATGACGATTGAATGTGCAAAATGCCCTATGAAAGAAGATTGTATTTGCGAGCCAAGTTCGGATGAGTGCACTGTGAGGAAACAATCCTATTGCAGAGGCATTGATGACTTTAGGCTTGCATATTACAGATACATCGAAATTCAATATGGTATGCTTGCAGATGACGAAATGTGCGATATGAACAGGGTAGCAGAAAAATTAAAGGCAGGTGGTAATTCTTGAGTTATCAGAACATAGCAAGAGCCAAGGTAATAGAACAGGAAAATAAAAAGCGACTGTTGAAGCTGAATCCAAAGCTGAATGACAGGAGTGGGATTTACTTCCTACTCCGAGAAGATGAAAACGGATTTAAGTATGCGTATATCGGACAGGCAGTACATACACTTAGCAGATTGGCAAGCCACCTTGTAGGCTATGAACAGCATATAGACCTTAGCTTACGCAAACATAAGCTATATGACAAAGAGAAAAATCCTTATGGCTGGCGAGTTGAATCTCTGAATTTTCCCGAAAGTCAGCTTGATGAAAAAGAGAAGTATTACATCAAGTTATATGCTGATAAGGGCTATCAGCTTAGAAATGTCAGTTTAGGTGGTCAAGGAGAAAATCGTGCTAGTGGTTCAATAGGCGAGAGAAAAGCACCTAAAGGTTATATACAAGGCATACAGCAAGGTAAAAAAGTGTTAGCAAGGGAATTATCCTCTATCGCAGAAAAACACCTTAAAATCGAAATTAGAGACGATAAGAAGCATAACAAGGTATCGCAGAAACAGTATGAGAAATTTATGGAGCTTATTAATGTAGATTCATATAAGGGCGGTGAGTAAATGAAAAGAAATGTGGGAAGTATGGATAAATCACAATGCTTAGAAGAAATAAAATCAACTGCTGAGAATTGTTATAACATTGGATATAAGTGTGGATATGAAGCAGCGATAGAAGATTTAAAAACAAAAATCATTGCAAATATGCATGTTGATATATCCGCAAAGATGATGAATGAGTTATTAGAAGAATTAAGAAGCGTTTAGGAGAGGTAAGACAGGAACGCTTGCTTATCGAACCATAGTTCCTAAAAAATCAAGTATTTATGAAAAAGGAGAAAGTAATTATGAACGAAGAAATAATGTTTACAGTTTGTAATATTCCAAAGTTCTTAGAGGAACAGATGAATAAAATGAAAGACACTATTACAGGTGGTATGAATGAAGATAATCTTAAAGGCTATGAATATGCAGTTGAAACTATGTTAGGTATTCTTAGACAGACAATTCATGCTGTCGAGATAGATGGTGAAATTCTTGTGCATAGCGACAAGATTGCTGATGAGAATGATATTGAAGAGTTTGATTTACATGATTTGTTAGAACTTTATGGTTGTAGAGTTGTGGCACAGAAAGAATTTGAAGAATAATTACTTAGAAGGAGTGTTTGATAAATACAAAATTAGGATTTGTGGAGGTAGATATATGATTACGCAGATAGGATTTTTAAGAAAGGGAGATGTGTTCACGTTTGAGGGTAATATTTACAAAGTAGGACATTTGTTGGAAAGTACAAATGGGTATGTTTCCTGTATTGATGTTAATACAGGAAAGAAAAAAAGATTGCATATTGATGTTGATGTAGAAATTGAACAGGCAAACTGAAATTTGTTGAAAGGAGCAAAGTAGAATGAAGATTTTAAGCAAGAAGAAATGTGAAGAAATTTTAAAAAGAATTACTGCAAATGAAATTATTCAGACTGAATACGGACTGCACGACATGGAAGCAGAAACAAAAGCGACAGAAAATAGAGCAGAAATAGCTTTTATTGTCGGTGGAATTAAGGGAATGGATAAGGTGCAGAATACATTAAGAAAAAGATATAACAACTAACCGAAAATCAAAGAAAGGAATAGGTTGTGCGCACATAAAACCGAGGTTTCCTTTTGGTAGATTTTATGAATTTTGAAAATTATTCTTGTGATAATCAAATGAGCATATTTGACTTCACAAGAGAACCAATCAGCATAACAAAGCCCATTCGCTTAATAGAACTTTTCGCCGGCTACGGCAGTCAGGCAATGGCACTAAAGAGAATAGGCGCTAAGTTTGAACATTACAGAGTTGTTGAGTTTGATAAGTACGCTATTGCAAGCTATAACGCAGTACATGGTACGGATTTCCCCACAATGGACATAACAAAGGTTCATGCAGAAGATTTGAATATTTGCGGCACAGAAACCTTTACTTACCTACTTACTTACTCGTTTCCTTGCACGGATTTATCGGTTGCCGGGAAACAGGGGGGAATGTCTAAGGGAAGCGGTACGAGAAGCGGTCTGTTGTGGGAAGTTGAGAGAATACTAACAGAAATTAGAGATAGTAACGGAGAATTACCACAGATTTTGTTCATGGAGAACGTTCCACAAGTACATAGCCAGGATAATATGCCCGATTTTATAAAGTGGCTAGACTTTCTCGAAAGTCTGGGTTACACAAATTACTATCAAGATTTAAACGCTAAAAATTATGGTGTAGCACAAAAGCGTGAAAGATGTTTTATGTTTTCGTTCCTGGATGAATGCAATTATAATTTTCCACAGCCTATACAACTTACAAAAAGAATACGTGATTATCAAGAAAAGGTAGTTGATAACAAATTCTATGCAAGTGATAATGCATTGAAAGGATTTGCGGAACACGCAAAAAAGCAGAAAGAGAAAGGAAATGGTTTTCATGCAGTTATTAAAGATGTTGATGACATATCACCTACAATAACAGCCAGATATTGCAAAGATGGTTCTGATTGTCTTATAAAAGTTGCCGGAAGAATACGAAAGCTAACACCGAGAGAGTGTGGACGGCTGATGGGTGTATCTGATGAAGATATTGACAAAATGGCGGCAGTCAACAGTAATACGCAGTTGTATAAGCAATTTGGAAACAGTATTGTTGTAGATGTTATGTGTGCTATGTTTAAAAACTTAAATATCAACCAATAAAATAAGGAGAAATGGCTTATGAAATTTACAAAATTCATTAAGCCAGAACTTGAACAAATCAAAGAAAATGCCAATTTCACGGAAGAAGAGGAGAGGATTTTCTCTCTTCTCTGCCGTGGTTTTTCACAAAAGCAAATATCCACAAAAGAAAATCTATCCCTAAGAACGATAGAGTACAGAGTGAGAGATATAAAAGATAAAATAGAAAGAACGGGGGTATTTGATTGGATGAAAAAGAACTGTTGAAATATGCCGTTGAAAATGGTATTCTCGACATAGCACTTGTGCAAGAACAAGTTGAAATGAACAAAAGAGAAAAGATACTAAAGAAACACCCATATGATATATGGGAAGGGAAAGATGGGTATTGGAGAACCTATATTCCATGCAAGGAGAAAGGGAGAAAGCTACTTAAGAAAAAAGATAGGGTCGATATTGAAAATGAGGTTATCGATTATTTACAGATTCAAGAAGAAAATCCAACCATTGATGAAGTGTTTGAAGAGTGGAACGACAGGCGGTTGGCACTGAACAAGATTGGAAATGCAACGCACCAAAGGAATCGCAACTTTTATCAAAGGCACTTTAAACAAATGGGTAAAAGGCACATAAAATCAATATCGGAAGATGAATGGGGAGATTTCCTAGAAGAACAGATTCCGAAGTTTAACTTGACGGCAAAGGCGTTTTCCGGACTAAAAGGGATAACCAAAGGGTTTCTGAAACGAGCCAAAAAGCGGAAGTTGATTGATTTTAATGTTGAAGAATTGTTTGAGGAGCTTGATACATCTGATTCCGATTTCAAACGAACGATCAAGGAAGATTACGAAGAGGTTTTTGACGAGAATGAAACTGATATCATGATTAAATATTTGGAATGCAACCTTGATTTATCAAACATAGCAATACTTCTAATGTTCGTGACCGGAATGAGAATCGGAGAGGTTGTGTGCCTAAAACATGATGATTTTGACGGTAATACGGTCAAGGTTCGGCGAACCGAAACAAGGTATCGTGGAGAGGATGATGCAAAATATACGGTTGCGATAAAGGATTTCCCAAAGACGAGAGCTGGGGCGAGAACAATTATCATCCCAAAGGACTACGAGTGGTTGTGTGATAGGATCAGAAAAACGAATCCATTTGAAGAATTTGTGTTCATTAAAGAAAATGGAGAGCGCTTGAATGCGAATTGTGTAAGAATGCGATTACAGAGATTGTGCGATAAGTTAGGAATCTATCGAAAGTCTCCACATAAGATCCGAAAGACATACGGAACCATCCTTCTTGACAACAATATTGACGAGCGGTTGATCCTTGGTCAGATGGGGCACGCAAGCCTAGGAACTACAGAGGAACATTACCACAGAAACCGCAGATCTATCGAGAAAAAGTCAGATATTTTAAGTAGTATACCAGACTTCAAAGCACGAACAAGTTAGTCGTTTGATTACTATTTTGAAAAAAGTAATCAAAAGTAATCAAAGTAAAAACGCTACAAGCCGCATAAACACTGAAAAGTTGATGCTTTGTGCAAGGGTTCGAGTCCCCTTATTGGCTT